CTGTTTATATTCAGGGCAGCACCAAGAACTTCACGGCATACAAGGGTTCTAATGGAACCGGAGAGGCTCGATGGCTTTGTCTTTTCGCAGCAGACGCTGAACTTTAATCTTCAGAGCGCGGGAAGTCTTCAGAGAAGATAATCATCAGTACCAGGGCTATGGCCAGCACAGTGAAGTGGTCACTCAGTTCCATATTTAAAGTGTAGGATTTACGGGCGGCAATTTCCAGATATGATTATGGGATGAGTGTTTGTGAACTTTTCAACGCTGAGAAATCTCTCGGTGGATTGATGACCCAATCCATAACTCTTATCAGATTGTCCCGAGAAGTCCGGACCATGAAGAATTACCTTCACTGCTATGATATTTTCGATCTGACCTATCAGCTCAACAAGCCGTGGGGAAAGCATCCTGGGTATGTGGTGGGTGATCTGGCGGCGTTCGTAGATCTGGAGATTACCTGCAAGGAGATCGTTCAGAAGCTGGATCCAGACCCACTCCTGGTGAAGAACTACATTTTAGATGTGACTAAGTTTCTCATCTTCTGGAAGAAGAGCGTGGACAATAAGTCCCGTAACGGCAAGGTTGTGAGTCTTTATGTTCGTGGCAAGTGGCCCGAGATCGACTAGGACATCCCTAGTCCAATCCTCCCGTGCTTCACAGGTTAGTTTGCCCGATGTGCCGTGCCTGACGTATTCGGCTCGTCAATCGAGTAGCCGCCGATGTCTTTAGTTTGGCAAGAGGCTACTGATCTGGATTCAGACCGTTGACCTACGACCGGAGAGGAGTCTCTCACACAAAGGATGTTGTCGCTGTTTTGGCAGTTCGTCGTCTTGTGAGGTCATCCAGGCTGATATTTTTCTTTCGTAAATTAATGACAGAATGTAATGTTTAACGAACGACAAAGTAAGGGGGGAATGTATGAGCATGAAACTGGGCGGCTGCTCTGCGTGTGGAAGGAATCATGGGGTTTCAGATCCCTGTGTGACGATCGAGATGCTGGAGGATGAAATTCAGAACCTTCATGATGAGGTCTTGATTCTTCAGCAGGATCTAAAGAAGGCGATTGAAGTCATTTCGGCTGCGAAAGAGCTTCAGCATCACTACTACACGAATGGAAACGGTTCGATGGATTCACTGCGAGAATCGATCACAGGATGGGATCAATATGTGGCAAGTAAAACTCAAGCATGTCCTTGCGGAAATTAATAAGCACTATGTGCTTGGCTGCATCGATTACTACTCCAAGCAAGATTCGGATCCATGGCAAGAGGAGCAGGACAGGCTTGAAGCGATCATGAAGATCGGTAGTGAAATTGAAATTAAGAATGCCCTTGATAAATTTGAAACAAATTGTAAATTGTTGATCTTGAGGTTCCAAAAGTGAACAAGGAAGATTTTAAGAAGCCACTCCCTCACCTAGAGGAATGGACCGCCGTTACTTCGCAAGACATTCAATTTGCGTTGATGAGATCGAGCGGGTTCCTCGAAGCATCCGAAGGCATCAAGACGAATCCAGAGATCGCAAGTCGCATGAACCTGAATGAGCTGAAGTTGCTCCAGGTCATGGTTCGACTCGTCTTCACGATTCAATGCCGTGGCTTGGACCAAGAGAAAAAGATTGAAGACCTGAAGGCCCTACAAAATCAGGTCAACGAGTTGCGATTGATGCTATCGATTGCGACCGAGGAAAACAGCACGCTTCGAGAAACGATCTCCAATAAAAAGAAGCGGAACAAAAAGCCAGTGTCCGAAGAGTGATCCCGGACACGGAAAGATTTTATGAAAAAGAAAAGCAACATCTGTGATGTTTGTGGAACATCCGTGGGTTCCGTCAGTGATTTGCATCGCCTGAAGAAGACCACTCCACAGAGCTGGAATGGTTCTGTTTATGCAGAAACCTGTCTGAAGTGTAGTGAGTTATTGGATGAGTGTCGCGCCTCTTTCATCCAGGATTTAAGGACTGCGTTTACCAAGCGCAAACGGGCAGCAAAACGTAAACTGACGGTGAAGAAAAATGCAAAGCTTATTGATGTGCAAAAACGAAGAGTGCAAGTTCCGCAAGCGTTGCGAGCGGTTCATGGCCGTTCCGGAACCGCAGCAAAGTTACGCTCAGTACGAGCCAACTGAAGATTCTTGTGAAGGGTTCACTGCTCGCGAGATCCCAGTAGGCGCAAAGGTTCTGCTTGGCAGACGACCTGCCTCTTCCATCTCGGTGGGAGCTACCGTTTCCATGCTTCAGAGCGTGGATTGACTTCCCTCGTCGGGGGCTCGATAGCATCAAAGAATCTCTTGTTGGCTACAATGAAAAGCACAACGAGGCAGCAGTACGCGCTCAACATCCAGGGCCATTGTGTCATATGGGTTAGCTCTTAGTGGGCAGCATAAACCCTGTCAACGTACAAATCCCATTGTGTTCAATAAAGACGCATGTTTCAATCAATCCACCTACCCTCTTGGCCTGCCCCAAATCCCACCTCATATTTTCAAAAAACGGTGTTTTCACCAGCCTCTCGCAACGGGAGGGCTTTTGCCTAAAGCTTAAGTTTCAGATACTCTTGTGAGATGGACATTATTGAAGCTTACCGAGAGTGGACCGACTCCAACGGCCTAGTTCATCCCATTAAGAATCCTACCCGAGGCGTGACTCAAAACGGGATCCGCTGGACCTCGGAGGCTTACATTATATTTCATAAACATAACCTGATGACCGTGGATCTGAGAGCCAGGTTCTGGGCTGCGATCAAGACGTGCGAGTATCCAGGCAAGATTGGTCTTTACAACCGATGTGACAATCGCCCTGGAGATCAAGAAGGCCCAGACGATTACCACTCCCTTATCGGTGCGTGTGGGATTCTGGGGCTCAGTGCGATGGCCAAGGAGATCTTGGAGTACGGTCAAAGCCAGGTGTTTCACTTGAGAGATTTGGATATCAGTGAAGTCAGTCCCGATGACCGGATCTATAAGTATTTGGTCCTTCTGAAAAAGCATTTAGGCTTCATCAAGCTTCGGTACAACTACAACAACGCGAACCCAGAGATTGCCAACACATCGAGCTTTATGGGGAGATTCCCTGCTCTGATCGCGTGTATGAAGTACGCGTGTAACGATCCAAAGATTCAGCCGACTGCACTTGAAAAGACGTGGCTGATCGGTGCAATCCTATTCTCATGCAGGCGACCAGTGAAAGAGCAAGACCAGTGGGCTCTCACCCATCTCATGATCCAGGCGGCAAAAGGAAAGAGCCGTCTCGTGGATCGAGCCATCAAGCATTGGTTCAAAGAACTTTACAAGGTGGCTCCTGGGGGGATGAAGGAAATACTTCTCAGCTACTTTGGGCAGCCTGAGTATCCAACGGTTCAGTTCACGGTAGATTGATGTTTCGGGTTCGAAGGTTCTACAAGCACAAGAACTGCTTGGATCTGATTATCGAAGTGATCAAGGTTCAGTACGCGGACGCGAGAAGGATCAAGCTTAAGATTTACTATACGGACGGCAAGACACGATATCATCCCAACCCTCAAGTCATCGAGATCGCCAGAAGTCAGGTGAAGAACTGGCTAGAGGTTGATGTGCTTGACAAAGTGTAATGCTGAAGATAAGTTCTCAGGTAATGTTCAAACAATATCAACGAGAGATGAGACTTCGGGCAATCAACCATTTCAAGATGTCCATGTGCGGACAAGTCTGGACTCAGGGCCAATTTGATCAGTACGTCGAGAGCCTCCGAGGGCTTAAGCTCGAAGATCACGAAGACTGCGATCACTGTGCAGGCAAAGGCAAGGTTGAAGACTCCACGGGATTATATCCGATGAGGTGTGGCTTTTGTTCGGGCACGGGCAGAGTCAAAACTGTTTCCTGAAACCCGTAATATCCAAAAACTACTTTCTGTATTAGGCTTGGAGAACGTCAAACGTCTCTGAGCTTTTTTTGAATGACGTTTGGTGTTATCTGTAGAATGGAAGTAGGATACAATTTGTATGTCTCTTCCGTTGCGGTATCAAATTTTGACTGCTGAGCAGTTCTATACGTTGGCTAAAGGAGAAGCTATGGCGATTGATTTAGGGATTGATGAAGAAGTCGTTCTTCCACCAGAGTCCGTTACTGACGAAAAGAAAGTCGCAGTGAAGTTCGGGATCATCGGCGCAGGCCAAGGTGGGGGCCAGCTTGCTGACGCCTTCTGGCAGCTTGGATATCGCCGGGTCGCGGTGGTGAATACAACGACTCGGGACATGCAGCGTCTCCAGATCCCTGAAGCTAATCGTCACATTTTGAAGTCCGAAGGCGGCGCTGGGAAAGATCCCGCTGTTGGAAAGAAGGCCGTCGAAGCCGAGACTGAAGAACTGATGCGACTCATCCAAGGTGCTTTCAAGAAAGACCTGGAGCACATTTTGATCTGCGTGGGTGCAGGTGGCGGCACCGGCTCCGGATCAGCTCTCCCTCTGATTAAGATCTGCAAAGAGTATTTGGTCTCCATCGGCGTTCAGAATCCTGAGAAGAAGGTCGGCGTGATCTGCACTCTACCCACTCGGGATGAGTCCTCGGCTGTCCAGCGCAACGCTCTTGAAACGATTCTCCCTCTTTGTGACCTGGCAGAAAAAGGTCAGCTCTCTCCTCTTGTGCTCGTGGACAACTCCCGCGTGCTCGCGATGTACGGCAAGGCATCGGTTGTGGATGTCTGGGGTAAGGCGAACAGAAATATTGCTTCACTCTTCAATGCCTTTAACGAATTGTGTGCTGCTGACGATGCGACCTGCCACGTTGTTTGCGATCCAAAGGACTATAAAACCGTACTTGAAGGCGGTATACTCGCATTTGGAAGGACCAAGCTTGAGAAGGTTGAAAAACCTACCGATGTTGCTGACGCCGTTCGCGATAACGTGAAGAAGGGTTTGCTCGTCGAGGGAATGGATCTTTCAAAAGCGAATGTCGGAGCAGGACTTCTGGTTTCAAACGGCGAAGGATTGGGAAGTGTCTCTCAGGAGTCTCTTGAGAATGCTTTCGGATCCTTGAACCGGTTGATGGCGCAAGGCCCTGAGACTAAACTTCACCGTGGAGTTTACGAAGCAGGAGCGGACGCTAAAGTTTATTTGTATACCATTTTGGCCGGTATGGGACGCCCGTTGACACGGCTCCAGGAAATGCAATCAAAGGCTGGGGCTTCACACCCCATTGGAGGATAGTATGAAAAGAATCATGGAAGATAAGCACGGGTCCCCGATCGAATGCAAATTGAACGAAAGCGTGGATGGTTTCGGAATCCCAGGCAGCGAAAAGCTTGCTGAAGATTCTCAGATCGCTGAAGGCGAACGCCACGACTACAAGGGCTTGCTCGCTGGCTTGATGGACGCCGTTGAAGTTCACATGGCAATCCAAGCAGGCACCGCTGAAGAAGGCGCTGAAGATCCATTGGTCATGGTCATGGATGCAACCAAAGAAGCTCTTGCTCCAAAGGATGACGAAGGCTCCAAAGGTTCTGAAGACGATGCTCCAGCTCCTATGGAATTGGAAGTACCTGCTGTCGAGTAAGTTATGCCGCTCATAGACGAGGGCGGACGATACAGGTCAGTAAGAACCGAAGATGAATACGCTGAGCTTTTCCTCCGGGAGATTGACCTCATCCCTCCCGAGGAAAGGCAATTTGCATTTGAAGTTCTCAACGATTTTCTTGTCCAGTCCAACAGTCCTGCCCTAGAAGTTTCATCTCAGAAACTGTACCGGACCCCACCAGTGAAGATGGAGGAGTTTCTAAAGAATCCCTTTTATCTAGGTGCGTTCCACAAGACGATCTTTGAAACGATCAAAGAAGATCTGACCGAAGTATTCGAAGGCAGTTATGTGCAAGCCATCTGGGGTGGGTCACTGGGTGGGGGTAAATCAACGGCAGGCGTGATCTCGCTTGTCAGAATGGTTTACGAGGCGAGCTGCCTTCGAAATCCTCACGAGACCTACAGCATCTCATCTTCCGATTACATCATGTTCCCTGGAGTTTCATCGACCGAGGACATTGCCGAACGAAACATCTTGGATAAGGTTCGCTTCATCATCAACGACAGCGAATACTTTCAAACTTACTTCCGTCCCGAGAAAGACTCGATGGCGAAAGGTATTTTGTTTCCGAACAAGATTCTGATCCCCCCGGGAGCTTCGAACTCAGGACAGATCTTGGGCGGTAACGTCGCAGGACTCTTTATCGATGAAACCAACTTCTTTCAGAAAAGAAGTAACGGGCAAGTCAATCCACACGAGCAAAAAGAAAACGTGGAAGTCATTTACGAGACCATCGTTCGCCGAATGGAGTCTCGTTTCAAAAAGCTTGGGAGAATTCCAGGCATCATCGCTCTGGCTTCATCCAAGACCACTCCGAATGCTTTTACCGAACGAGTGATCTTAAAGTCGATCAACAAGTCTAACGTCTTTGTCCGGGAGAGAAGTGTTTGGGAATCTCAAACCACCAACACGTTTTCCGGTAAAAGGTTTCGTGTTGCCATCGGGACTGAGACTCGGATGTCGAAATTCCTGGGTGACGAAGAGCCTGATCCAGAGGGAATGAAAGTCATCGATGTTCCGGAAGAGTTCCGAGAAGCATTCGAAGACGACATCGATGGATCCATTCGAGATCACGGCGGCTACGCGACCGTCTCCATCACTCCGTTCATCACGAGACGCGAGAAGATTTACGAATGCGTGGACAAGACTCGCACGCATCCATTCACTCAAGAAGTCTGGGAACAAAGCGTCCCAGGCAACATCCAGTGGGAAAAACTTTGTCGGTTGAAGTCGGATGGAACTTACGAGCCTCTTCATCATCCGTCAGCGCCGCGTCACGTTCATCTCGACTTGAGTAAGAATCAGGATAGAACCGGGCTCACAGTCTCGTGTATTGGTGGCTACGCTCCCGTGCAGCGGTGGGGGAAGACTGACATTGAGATGGCCCCTCACATTCATGTGGACTTCACCTTGGCGATCCAAGCCCCCCTCGGCGGTGAGATTATGTATGCTGAGATCCGAAAACTCATTTACGAATTCAGTCAGCATGGATTCTTCATCAAGGTGGTCACAGCCGATCAATACCAATCCTTGGCACTTCTCCAGGCCATGCGTCAGCAGGGTTATAAGACGAAGATTGTTTCTGTCGAGCCCCCAGGTGGTCCTTACGAATCACTCAAGCAGGCGCTCTATGAGAATCGGCTTTCCATGTACAACTATCCTCCTCTGACGAAAGAATTGAGAGAGCTTCAGAAGAACTGGAAGACTGGGAAAGTCGATCACCCGGATTCGAGCCGAGGTGGTAGTAAAGATATTGCGGATAGTTTAGCCGGGGTGATCGCCACTCTGACAGAATCCGCTTACGGAATTATGGATGCCCCCGTAACGAAGGGGATCTCAGAGATTGTCATGCAAGATGACGATGCCTGGATCCTGGACGGAATGCTTTCGGTGGGCAACACGAGTGATCCTTCCATTCCTGAATGGCGTCAGAATGCGGAAGAGATCCTTCGCGAAGATGGACAAAACGTCAACTCTCACCCAGAGTGGAGACAGAATGCTGAGAAAGCTCTGGATCAAGAACAGGGTAACAATTATGATTGGAAAAAGAATTTCCAAATGCCATTTGTGGTGGGTTGAATAATATGGGTATCGGTTCACAATCAGTTGAATTCATCCGGCAGTTCTTTCGTCAGACCGAATACGATCGCGCTCCTTACGTTCCGGCAACGGCCTCGGGCGGAATGTCTAACAGCTCCTCCTCATTCTCCTATGGCATGACAGGCGGAAGCCTTCACGGTGTCGCGGATTACCTGCGACTGGATGCTGACATTGTTGCTCGCTACATGGATTATGAGGACATGGACGACTCACCCATAGTTTCAAGCTGTTACGATATTTACGCGGATGATGCGACCCAGATCGATCCACAAACCGGGAAGTCTGTCTGGATTAACTGCGAGGACGAAGACATCCGAGCTGAGCTTGACACCATGCTTCATAAGCAGCTCCACATCGAGGAGCACATCTGGGGAATGACCCGGATGATTTGTAAGTACGGAAACCTTTTTCAAGAGATCGTGGCCAAGCAAGAGCAAGGCGTGATCGCACTCAATACTTTATCTCCCCCCACGGTTCGAAGAATTCAGGTTCCAAAAGAAGTTGGCTACGATCCTGCCAAGCCTGAACAGAAGGAAATGAACTGGGACACGCTCGGATACATTTACGATCCACGCGGAGTATTTAAAGTCACTACAAAGCAATTCATCGACGAGTTGAAATACAAAATTTCAGGTGATGTTCCCAAGGATCGCCCAGCAGGTTGCGCCATATTCGAAGGCTGGGAAGTGGCTCACTACCGCCTCCTCGGAAAGACACCTGACTCTGCTTATGGATTCGGAATCTCCGAGCCTGCACGATGGATCTTCAAGCGTCTCTTGCTCCTGGAAGACTCAATCATTCTTCACCGTTTGACTCGTGCTCCGTCTCGTTACGCATTCTATGTGGACGTGTCAGGTGTGCCACCGAATGAGACCCCGGCCTATTTGAACCGCGTGAAGCAGGGCTTAAAGAAGTCCAAGTTTGTAAATCCAAACTCAGGGAAGATGGATCAGAAGTACAACCCCATCTCTCAGGACGAGGATTTCTTCTTGGGTGTTCGCGACGGAAAAGAATCCACCCGCGTGGAAAGTCTTCAGGGTCCGATCTACGATCACATCGAAGACATTAAGTTCTTTGAGAATAAATTGTTTGCTGCTCTCAAGGTTCCAAAGCCCTTCCTGACTTATGAAGAGTCTACCGCGAAGACCAATCTTTCCGCAGAAGACGCTCGTTTTGCTCGCACCGTTCTCCGCATTCAGCGCGAGACCCGCAACGGACTCAAGCGTGTTTGTAAAGTTCATCTCGCCGCCAAAGGGATCAACCCAGACAATGTTGATTTCGAAGTCTGCATGTCTACTCCGAGCGCGATCTTCGAACTTGCGCAGCTTGAAATTAAAGCAGCAGAGCTTGACCTTGCCGAGAAGTACACGGGCTGGGCTGACAAGTACTGGATCAAGACTCACATCTTGGGCTGGTCTGATGACCAGGTTCGCGAAGCAGGCCAGCCTGGTGAAGACGGCGGTTCGAGTGGCGGGAGTGGAGATCTCCAGGCTGCCCTCGATAAGCGCGGAACTCCAGGCTCAGGCGGGGGTGAGAAGTCCAGTTCATCGAGCCCTGAAAAAGAAACTGTCATCGCAACCGACGCCGATACGGTCGGAGCCGAAGTCGCATCGAAGGCAACACGCTCAGACATCATCATGAGCGCCGTAAAGAGAAACACGGAGAAGCTCCTGGAGCGTCTCGAAAAGTCTCAGCACAAAACGTCTGACAAATCTTCAGATAAGAAATTGAAAGAGATCGCTGAAGCATTGAAAGACTTGAGGCATACGGTTGATCGCACTCAGACTAGCGGAAGAGATCGTAAGTAGTAGCGAGTTGGTATAGTTTCAGTTATCTTGAATACAAAGGGTTTATTGTAGATGACACAAATGGCAGGCGCATCTATTCTTAATTTATTACTTGAGGACTGGATAACAGAAGTCCGAGTCGTTCGCGTTAAGAGAGTGCCTGCACGAATTCGTATGAAGCGTAAGCGTTACTACCGAAAGCGTAAGGCTCGCATCAAACGAATGTCTAGGATGAGACGTAGGAAGCCTCGGGCCAAAAGGCAAGCGAAGCGTAGAGCTAAGATTCGCAAACGAATGAATATTAAGCCAGGGAGCAGGAGGCGTATCCGGATGTCCTCTGCTGATAGATTTGGGAATCTTATGGAGGGTAAGCAAGTGAACGAAACCAAGGATTTGATTCGCGGATTTGAAAATGTTTCTCGTTTGGTAGACCAACTTGTTGGTGTGCTGGGGAAAGAGAAAGTCAACGAATCGCTTGGTAAGACCAACCACTCCCTGGTTGAAGATTTTTACCCCGCCGAATTGCCAGCCTTCGCCGACCATGGCGACATCATTTTACACGAAGACTTCGAAGCCATTCTTGGAATCAAGAAGCCCCTCCAGGAGAACAAGAAGCCTGCCGACTACTCCCAGATGAAGGCCGACGCGGTTGCCATGATCGCGAACATCAAGAGCGGAAAAGTCGATGAGAGCGAAGCTCTACAAATTTTGACTCTGATGACAGAAGGTCTCGACAAAGCTGTTGAGCGCGTCATCACCGAAAGCCCTGAGCTGGAAGAATCCGGAGAGACAAACGGCGATGATGACAGCGCCCAGTCTTCTTACGAAAAGCTCGGCCTTGAGCCGATGATGAAGAAGCTTGCAGCCAATCCTGCGCAACTGATCAAGAAGGTCGCTGACGATGACGGCGATGTAGAAGTCAAAGTCATGAAAGTGACCCACGACTCTCATAAGAACATGATTGGCATTCATCTCTATGATCCTAGCGAGCAAGAGATTGATCAAGCCGTCAACGATGCTTTCCGTGATGGATTCGAGTACGTCTGGGTCGAGTATCCGGCGAAGATGAACAACTCTGTCTCTGAAGCTAAAGGTTCACATAAGGTTGGATCTAAAGTTAAAGTGAACATGGGTGTTGATTCTGGCAAGACTGGCGTTGTTGTAGACAAGTCAGCCATCAAAACTAATGGTCGTGGAACTCCAGAAATTGAAGGCCACTACAAGCCGATGTCTACTGATGATGTCGCGATTAAGTTTGATCACAATGGCAAGCACGCTGTTTACAGTAAGTCTCACTTGACTCCTGTTTCCGACAGCAAAGAAGAGGCCATCTCCGAGGCTGGTAAAAAAGGTCAGAAATGGCACATCATTGACTGGGCTGGCAACAGCGTGTTCGGCGGTGATACTTTTGATTCGTTCGATGACGCAGAGGAATTCCTCAGCGTTAAGCTTGGCGACGATTACGAAACTGATCGCGGAGAATACGATGTCGTGCAAGGTAAGACGACTGACAAGAAGTACCTCGATCCCAAGGATCCACGCGCCGGTAAAAAGATTAAGTCTGAAGCCGAAGATGAAAAGGTGAATGTTCGCGAGCTGAGCCCGATGGTTGTTCAGTATCTCTCTACTGCTCTTTGGTCATCCAACGATGGATCAAATGAGCAGGGCGGCGATCCACTTGATGACAACTATGACATCTCTGACATCGCTGAAGAGTCCGTCAAGAAGGCCACAGAAGATTGTGACTCCTTCTACGAGAAGGCCGAGAAGATCCTCGGAAAGAACGGTGACGAGATCACGGCCATTGAATCCGAATCACTGGGCCACGATTTCTGGTTGAGCCGTAACGGTCATGGTGCTGGATTCTTCGATGCTGATTACCTCGATGAAGATATGAGAGATGCTCTTCAGGATTTAGCTAAAGAGTTTGGTGAGGTGAACGCTTACGTTGCAGACATCGGCGATGAGCCAGGAAAGATCTTCATTGAATCTTTCGAGGCTGACACTGAAGAAGATCCACTCGTTGAGATGGCTCGTATCAATAAAGAAGCACTCTTGAATGAATCCAAGAGTGAGATGGTGATGAAGATCAAGCAAATGGAAGCTGATCTCCACAAAGCCATGCACGAGAAGAAGATCTCCGCTCCAAACGGACAAGAGATCCCATTCAAAATCATGGGTCACGACGAAGCCGAAACCGTGAAGGAAAAGAGCGGCAAGGTATTTGACTACCCAGAGATGACTCACTTCAACATCGAGTCATGGGAAACGATGAAGCTCTCCATGACTGCCGATGGCCGCATTATTCCAGAAGGCGTTGCCCTCAACGGCAAAGGCGTTCCTGCTGAAAAGATCATCGCTGACGTTCTCAAGAACGTGAAGAACTGGTCCGCTCACGTTGCCAAACTCAAGAGCGAGAAGGCCACGAAGAAGGAAGCCAAGCAGAACGAAGCCAAGGCCGATGATGGCGCTGTTGAAGTTGCCTATGACGGAACTGTTGATCGTGGTGAAGGTAAAGAACATGTGGCAGTGATTCGCAAGGGCGATAAAATCATTGATCGCATCCATGGAAAGACAAAAGAAGCTGCTATATCCGCAGCTCAAGAAGCGGCCAAGACTCCAAAGGCAGAGTCCGCTCCTGTCACCGAGATGGCTCGCCAGACCACTGATGTGGTTGCTGCTGCCTTCGTTGCAGGAGAGCCCAAGAAGGACAAGAACAACCACACTGATGGAAAGTCTTTCTTCCTTCATGGCAACGAGATTGCCAAGATTGAAAAGGGTCAGCTCTCGATCACGAACGCAGGCTGGGAAACCACAACGACTCGTGAGCGGTTGAACGGAATCATGGTTGCTGCTGGTGTCGGTAAGAAGGTCTCCCAGGAAAAGGGCAAGCAGATGCTTGACGGCAAAGAGTGGGACGGTGAGTGGACCAAGGTGGGCAAAGTAAAGCCTCCTACGCCTCCAACCCCAGACAAGCCAGTCAAAGAAGCTGTGGCAGATCCAAAGTCCGTCAAGGGCAAGGATATGACCCCCGCTAATAAAGCCGAGATGGGCAAGAGTCTTCCAGGCAAGTTCGTTCGCTCAGGCGATACCGACACTGCCAAGAAGATCATGAAGCATCATGAAAGCATCAGTGAGAATAAGGGTGATGGCAAGCCACGCATCATGACCACTTACGACATCGTCACCCCGGAGTCTGCTTCCCGTGGTGATGTTGCTGAGAACGGTTGGGAAGATGAGATCGGACACGACTGCACACCTGACGAACATGATATCGAAGACGGAAAGACTGTTGTCGATTTAGCGGTCGAGTTTCTGAAAGATAAGGGCGTACTTGAGCCGTCATCAACTCAGTTTCATACCGGGATTTGGTATAACACCATAGATCCAGAAACTGATTACCAGGACGGTTCTGAAAAGAACTACGCCTATCATCTGTACGACTTTACTCCAGAGCAGGAGAAGCAAGTCTATGGTGGCGTCATGGGTAAAAAGGAAGCTAAAAATCCTGAAACCCGTAGCGGCGACCTCACCGAGAAGACGGGCGACGGCTACACCTTCACGGATAAAGAATCTCAGATGGAATCTCTGGCGGAATACATTGACGAGCACGTCACGTTGGAGACTGAGTACAGAACTGAACACGAAGACTCCGGCAATGATTATCTCGATGCCATGATGGATTCGGTAAATACCGAAGAATGTCTTGGTATGAACATGACCAATAACGTTCTTTGGGCACCGCTTGAAGCGGCTAAGGATGCTGGTATTCCAGTGAAGGAATTGGATCAGATTTTAAAAGATCTTGTCACTGCTAAAGCTTCTGGTGTTTTTTATCCAGACAACGCAGTCTCTTCCACTGGCCAGCTTGGAGAAGTTGAGACTCAGCTTGACAGCATGGGCGGGACCGTAAACGGTAAAAAGGTAGATGATGTTTTCGAGATTTTATCCGCTGGCCTTGATGAGAAAGATAAGAAGGCTGTCGCACGGAAGCTTCAAGAGGCTTACTGGGATGGCAAATCAAATTACGCTTATGGCGACGCTGCCTACGACACTTGGATGTTCGTCGTTGATGAAGACGCTTTGATCGACGCCATTAATGAAAAACTGAAAGAAACTGGAAAGCCTGAACTTAATCTAGATGGTGAGACTGAAGAGTCCACTCAGGTTGAGTCTGTCCAGAAGAAGTTGAAAGAGTCTCACTCTGACTCAGATCTCCAGGGCATGAGCGCATCTGCTTTGCTGAAGCTGATCCGCAGTAAGGAAGTCACTTACGCTGAAGTGGACAAGGCTCTTGAGAAGGAAAAAGACTTCCGGAAGCTTGACTGGATCGGTGACCAACTTGCGAAAGACGATCTGAAGAAGCCCGGCACTCCAGTTGATGAAGCCAGTGCAGAAAAAAACTTTGAAGTCTGGATTAAGACTCCAATGCCATCCACTACCGAAGTAGATGCAAAGTTTGCCACCAAGGCTGAAGCTGAAGCCCACATGGCCGAGCGGAAAGCTAAAAATCCTGATTGGAAAATCTGGATCGAAACAACTTCTGGACGAGCTAAGATGTCAAAGGCATTCCCAGAAGCTGGAGAGACGGACGACACCGGTCAGACAGAAGCTGCGCCAGTCGATCAAGAGCTTAAGAGCAGTGTTGAGACTTCGGTTGACCATAAGAAATGGAAGGCTAAGCACAAGGCTCCAGTTCAAAAGGAATCGCTCGCAGTGGAGATCGACGGACAGAAGTTCGGCCTTACCACTGAAGAACTCAACGAAGAAGGCATCGTTGCCGATCTCGCAGCGGCCATCGGTGGTTCGTCTGAGCCAGAGAAGCTCGAAGAACTCAAGACTGAGATCGCCGATTCCATGGACATGGACAGTGGTCGATACTCTTCATGGGGAAAGTCGGGAAGCTTTGAAGCTGATGGGACTGAGTACCAGTTCATCATCAGCGAAGACGAAGCCGAGAAGATTGCCAAAGACATCGTCACTCAGGATCTTGAGGACGACCCATATGAGATGTTCAGTCATGACTTTTTGAATGAGCATCTTTATGTGGGTGACACTGACAAGCGTTTGATCGCAAACGACGATGCCGACGCACGCATGGACGGCATGAGCGATGAAGACATCATCGATGAAGTTGAAATGCAAGATGAGTACGAAGCTGCTGAGGGCAAAGCAAAGGAAAAAATCCTTGATAAAGCCAAAGAGCAGATCATGAGCACGCACTACGACTCAGTTTATGAGCAGCTCGACAAGGATCCAGTGGGATACTTTGAAGACATGGGCGGGGCCGAAATGGTCAAAGACATGATCGAGAAAAATCTTCTGAGTGTGGACGTGAAGGCAGCCGCAGAGGAAGCCGTCAGGATCGACGGTTGGGCGCACTTCTTGTCACACTATGACGGAAACTACGAAACCACTCCGGGTGGCGTTGTCTACTTCAAGGAGTAATATGGTACTCGTTGCCGGTCAAAACAATGCGATAGCCTTTACTGGAAATCCATCTGGCCAGACCGATGTCAGCGAGATCGCTAAACTCGTTTCCTTCCATTTCGTAGGCTTCAAAGATGTCCTCAAAGAACATGTGAACAGCCGCTTCAAAAGAGATGGGCTCTCCCTGCATGGCCTGAATTTGCTCAAGCATGACCGGGTAGAGATTCTCGTTCCATCCAAGAGGGTGGCCCCAGTAGGGGTTTCCATCAACGTTGTAAAGCAGCATGTTTTTCCACGATATTTTAGTCATACTCACATTCTCTCATTAACCATTACGTTTTGTAATTGGGTCAGGAAAGACACATATGGATGCCAATAAGATTGCCAAGTTAGCCAAAGACCTGTCTCGCCCAGGACACAAGTCTGTAGCCATTGCTTCTGCGCTCGGGATCCACTCGGACCAGATCCCCAATCTGATTGCGCGAGAGATTCGGAACGGAAATTTACTGGGTCTTTCTCAGGAAGAGCTGACCAATCTCTCGAAGAATTTAGGAGATGAAAGTCTTTCGAAAGTGATCGCTGCGAAAACCGGAAATAAAACGTCTGCTCGCAAAGAAGACAAAACGTCACGCACTTCTAAACAACTTGCAGATAGTCTTGAAGCTTTGCACAAGAGGCTATACGATAGAGTTGTAAAGGGTAAACCTAAGGCTAAGCTGGTCAATGGTAAGAAAACCAAGATCCCAGGATTCGCGTATCACTTTAGGAAAGAGTAAATGAAAAAAGTTCTGGTCGATCTCGCAGGGAGTATCAAGCTTCAGCTTACTGAAAGCACCGAAGGCGGAAAGCATTTAGTTGCTCGCGGTGAATTCGGTCGCGCTGATGTACCCACGCAAAATCGCCGGGTCTACCCGCGTAAAGTTTGGGAACGCGAAATTCAACGCATCAATGAGGCCATCGCATCCGGCAAAGTTCTTGGTGAACTCGATCACCCAGCCGATGGAAAGACTTCTCTGAAGCGCGTCTCGCACATCATGACCGGTCTCCACATGCAGGATGACGGTGTGATCATTGGCGAAGCAAAAATTCTTGATAACGAATATGGCCGTCAGTTGAAGTCCATTCTTGAAGCAGGCGGCGCTATCGGTGTTTCGTCTCGCGGTATGGGTTCAACAGCCATGGGTGAAGACGGCTCGGAAGTTGTTCAAGAAGACTATCAATATATGACCCACGACTTCGTGGCGGATCCAGCAGTTCTGACTTCGTATCCGAAGTTTCAGACTGAAGTTCGATGGATCAAGCCAGACTCGGTGGTGACAGAGAATTCCTCAAAGGAGACTGTGATGAATAAGGTTGAGCAAAAGATTGAGGCAGTGGCTCCAGTCGTTGAGACAAAAGAAAAAGAACAGGACAACAACGCTGTTCCGGCTGAAGTGAAGCCAGAAGAAGTGAAGCCTCCTGAAGCAAAGATTGAAGAGCCAGCAGCAGAAGTTCTTGCTCCAGTTGCCGAGAGCCCAGCTCTTGAAGCAACTGCTGAAGCGAACATCAAAGCTGAAGCAAAAGATCCACATGGAGCTGAAGATCTTGAGCCTTCCAAGCATGACGAGCCTTCGGACGCCAAGTACAAAGAATTGAAGAAAAAGAAACTTGCCGGGGACGAAAGTCTCAAGGGCAAGACTGATCTCGAATTGGCAACTATGGCGGGGATGAAATCTATGCACGGCGAAGCTATCGTCACCGATGAGGCTCAGAAACTTCGTGAATCTATCAAAGCTGAACTCCAGGCTGACCCTGCTTTTGCTGCTGCTCAAATTGCGCTTGAGAGCATCAAGACTGCCGTTCGTCCCTTCCTTCTCCCTGAAGCGACTGCTTCTGAGAAAGATGAAGAAATTAATTCTCTCAAAGTTGAAAACACTGCGCTCAAAAATAAGATCGTAGAGCTTGGCGCTGTGGCCAACCGTTTGGGCGCTCATCTTCACTTCGAGCGCAAGATCGCCGAGATGAAAGAAGATCGCGAAGAGATGGCCGCAATTGTCGGCAAACAAAAACTTGAAAGCGTGAAACACGTTGACTCCATCCTTGTTGAAGCAAAGAAGACTCTTGAGTCTCGCAAGGAAGATAAACGCGCAAACGCCCTGGAAACAAAGCGTCTGGAATCGAAGTTCGAAGCCAAGATGAAAGCTTTGGAAGACCAGAACAAAAAATTAGAAGAGTCTCTGAAGAGCACTGTGTCTCTCAGCAAAGAACTAGGTATTAAGCTTTACATCTCGGAAAAAACGCGTGGCAATCCGAATGCAAAGAAGATTAAGGAACTTTGCGAAGGCAAAACAGAACGTAAAGATGTTGATAGCATTCTTGCACGATTTGCTGTTGCCCCGTCCGCTGGTGAAGAATACAATGCTATTAAGAGAAGGTTTGAAAAATTAGCAGGAACATCTCTCGTTGAAGATCAACTGAAGGAGACGGGGGCAAATCGCGCTGCTTCAGGTTCTGATGAAGAGGGTGTTCTAGGTGAGATGACAGACTTGTTTCCGGGTGCGACCTTGGACCAGGTCAAAGCACTGATGTAAAAGGTCGTTACAGAAAACACAAGGAGTGAGAAATAAACGTATGGAACAGCGTAAACTTCAAGAAATGAAGTCGGACCTCTCTAACGAGGGATTTGTCCGCAACCCACAACGTGCGGCTTTGGTCGAACGTTGGAACAAATGGATGCCACAGAAAGATGCACACGGTCGTGCTCTTGATATGAATCCTTATCGCAAGTATTGCTTGGCTCAGTTGTTCGAGAATCAACTCGGCGAACTCAAGCAATTCCGCGAGAAGCACCTTTTGGGCGAAGACACCACCACGGTGAATTCGGCACCATTCATCAAGTACACCTTCCCGCTTCTTCGCCGGGTGTGGCCTTCGTTGATTGCCCCAGAAATCGTTGGCATTCAGCCAATGTCTGCTCCTGTCGGCGCTGTATTCTACTTCGAGTTGAAGTATGGCGACAACAAGGGCGCAGTGGCTTCTGGCGACAAGCTCGTCAAGAACTTCAACCGCGCTTACTCTTCTGAGTACATCGACGGTGAATCCCTCGGAACCGGCGACGGCGTTGCAACCGTCTTCGCGTCCACCCTCGACTGGACTCCAGTTCGCGCAAGCACTGTCACTGTGACTGCTGGTTCGATCTCTGGAACTGATAACGGATCTGGCGTCATCGCTGGCACCGGCATCTCCGGAACCGTCAACTACGTCTCGGGCGCAATCAGCGTGACCCTCTCCGCAGCTCCTGCTAACGGCGTGGCTGTCAGCGCGACCTACCAGTACAACACTGAAGGTTCGAGCAAGATCCCAACGGTCAACGTGGACATCGCACTGGTTGCTGTGACCGCGAAGAGCCGCAAGATCAAAGCACTTTGGTCCAGCGAAGCTGCTGATGACTTGAAGGCACTCCACGGTGTGGATGCTGAACAAGAACTCGTAGCTGGTGTTGGTTCTGAACTCGCTCTCGAAATCGATCGTGAGATCATCGACGATATCAAGAACGGTGCAACCGGCGCGTCCACGACCTACAACATGACCGTCCCATCGGGCGTTCGTGAGTTGGATCACATCCGTGGGATGTTGACCCCCCTCACCCTGATCTCTAACCAGATCGGCAAGAACACTCTTCGTGGACCAGCCAATTTCATGGTGATGAGCTATGACATTGCAGCTCAGATCGAGCAGCTCTCGACTGATGGTTTCTTCCGTCCTATCTTCGCAGGGGACGCAGAAGCTATGGCCAAGGTTGAAGGTCCACAGACCTTCGGCATCATGAAGATGGGCACCGTGATGAGCCGCTACATGGCTTACAAGGATCCTTATCTTGAGTCCAACAAGATCGTCATGGGTTACCATGGTTCGAGCTTCGTTGACCAAGGTTACATCTGGGCTCCATACGTCCCGCTGCAAATCAGCAGCACGTTCCTGGATCCAAACGATTTCAAATTCCGTAAGGGGATTCGTACTCGTTATGCTAAGTTGCTTGCCCGTTCGGAATTCTACGGAGTTCTCTCGCTCAGCAACTTGACCACGCTCTCTCCTGGTTCCTTCGGAGCCGCTTCTACCCTCTACTAAAAAGTAGGGTAGAAAAAAGATTAGGGGCTGGGCAGAAATGCCTGGCCCCTTTTTTTTGTAAACAAGTTGCAATCATGAATGTCTTTTGTACTGCTTTAAATTAGAGTAAAGTTAAAAGCACGGGGAGAACGACGCTTCATGAATTCCATTGAACAAATTGTACAGAGCGTAAAAGAGTTGGAAGAACGCTTCCTTGAAAAAGGTGAAGAAACAGGCGATCCCGCTGTTGATGGTGGCGACACAGGTGAAGTCGGGACCTCGCAAGATCGATACGACGAGGTCGAAGCTCTGATGTCGGTTGCCCAGAACTCAGCACTGAGTTGCATGGTTGCAATCGAACAGATGTTCCGTCGTGGTCACAAAGACAAAATTGCTTCTATGTTCGGGGCTGACGCTGAGGGACTTCTCAAGCAAACCCAGGAATGTCTGCACGGCATCGCTGAAATGTTCTCCGGAGAAGAAAAAGAATCCGAAGAAAAACCAGATGAAGATGCTGAAGATCTCTCTGTGGGTTCCGATGAAGAAGAGTCTGATGATGAAGACGATTCCAAGGACTCTGAGGACGAAAAGAAAAAGAAGAAAGCTAAAAAAGAAGAACCCAAGGAGAAATAAATGGGAACGTCCGTAGCCAACATCAAGGCTGAATTTCTCAGTGACATGGGTGGAGGCGAAGGCGGACTCGTTACCGTTGAACTTTCTGATGTGGCTTTTACCAATTCCGTAAAGGCAGCGAAGCGTTGGTTCACGGCTAAAAAAGGCTTTATTATTTATCGTCCAGTTACAGTCGTTGCAGGGCAGCTTGAATACAAAATGAAGGATGATGTTCAGCAAGTGCTGGATGTGATCTTCCAGGTTCCAACCGATGTGGCCGCATTCTTCACGATGGGGTTCTTCGATATCATTCCTTATGGTCCGAACTCGATGATGACATCGGGTCCAGGAATGTCGAACTACTCTGGGTTTGCTCAGCTCCTTCAGGCGACTGAAATGAGAAAACGAATCTTCTCTGTTGAGCCTGATTGGCAGTATGATCAGCAAACAAAATTACTTCATGTCACAGCAAGAGGCGGGTCATTTTCTGCCGCCATGCTGGTTCAATTAAAGGTCAATGACTTTGACCCTGGTCACTTAAACGACAAGGACGACTATCTTTTCGTTCGGTACGTCAAGGCGAAGTGCAAAGAGGTTGTCGGAAGGACTCGTTCCAAATACGACTCACTTCCTGGAGCCGGTGGCCCCACCACGATGGACGGAAACCGTTTGCTGGATGAGGCCAAGGAAGAGCTGCTCGCACTCGATATTGAAATTTTCGCAAGCCAGGGGCCAGACATCCCCATGATTGGATGAGTATGGAAAAAGATCCAATCTTAAAACTGATTGACGAGTCCTATGCAGTCTTCGAAGAGAAGGCTCCTCTCGTTACCAAGATCGATGGACTCCCCTACCCGGAGTACGTCTCTCTTCTGATCTTTGCTGACGCATTCAGTGATGTGGCTCAGAATGACTACCCAACCGTTGCCGAAAAGATTCAAGTGCCTGGGAAGTCTCTGCTTAGGAATGTGAAGGACTACTTCCAGAGTATCGATTTAGACGTGAACGAATTCGTGGACGACACCATCGGTCTCGACCTATTGGACCGCATCAATGATCTTTGGGGTGAGAACTTCTCTGTAGACGCGCTTCTCCAATACGACAAAGAAGCCCTGGTGACGATTGTTCTGATCTCTTTGGGTCATGACATCAAGCTGGATCCATCGGTAAAGCAACTCCTGAAAGATAGCGATGCTAAGGAGCCGACCACGGCCAGCCTAGATATGGATCAGGATGAGCGCCGGTATAAGTCTGCTTATGCGGCCCTCAGTGAGATTTCCGGACTCAAGGCTGAATCGCGTGACGAATTGTCTGAAGGCTTCATGGACTTCTTTTCCAGCAAGTCAGACGAGCCTAAGGAGCACAAGGGCGATCAGAAGGCATTGAAGCTCGTTGAATCTATTTTAAAACAATGCAAGCTCAGGTATCATTTAAGCAAAGAGAAGGGCGAAGAGGGGACTGTTTTTCGTCATCAGATCACGATTGATAAAGAACATTACGTCCTCAAGTCGTACATTATCTCTGGAAGCGGTCACCTGAGTTCAGTGCTGTGGGACAAGAGTGAGAATGATTTTCTGGTGGTAGTGACCATCGGTTACATAAAAGATTATTACGCCCTGATCGCATTCGGTCGTCAGAGGCTCAAAGCATGGATGGAGAAAGAACATGAACGATCAGAATAAAATCATCGGTAAAGAGATCTGCGTAGCGGCTGCATTCTACGGAGAAGTCTCCGAAAAGAAGATGGGTTACGGGTTTCAGGAAAGCCTACTCGTGGATCCCATCGTCTTGGATTTGAATTCTGTCACCATGGACATGCTCAAAGATTGCGTGAAGCAGCTCGAAGCGATGGGCACCTACGAAGAGCTTGCCAAGGCTCAGGGCTACAAGAACGAAGGCTACAAGGCGACCGGGTTGGTCATTCAATCCAAGCTCGACCCGCGCGTGGTAATGTCAGTTGAGTGTGGACGCCGATGGAACAAAGACTCCGACGCTCAGTGGGTTTCTACAGGAGAAAGCGACCTCACCCTCAAGTGGTATCTCAACGACGAAGCCAAGGATCAGCAGGGCGTCAAGGGCGTTCAACCTGAGCACGCTGCTGACGCCGCAGAACTCGATCTCATCACGAAGATCCGCGAAGCCACCAAACAAGTTCCGATGAAGACTGAAAGCTACCAGCCTGTGATGAACGCCATCAAGATGGGCTACGGAACTCTCGCTGAAGCTGAACTCTCTCCTGAGTCTCTTCTTGAGGAATCTAAAAAAGAATCCAAGAAAGAGAAAAAGGAAGACGACAAGGTCGTCCGCTCTGGCACTTACAAAGGTAAGAAGTGGCAGATCGTTCAAACCAATTCTGGTTCAATGGGCAGCCCGGTCGATTACAAGTTAGTTGTTCCAGGCGTGTTCAGCTCGGATCATTTTAAGTCGCTCGCAAAGTGGAGCACTGACCGTGAAATCAAGCAGGCCAAGTCCTTCATTGATGATGCTGCCAAGGATTCAAAGGGCTCTAAGGGCTCCAAGAAAGAAAAGAAAAAGGTTACTGAAGCTGAAGAAGGTCAGACCCCGATTCAGCGTGAAGTCACTATTGAACTGACCCTGAAAGAAGCGGCTGAAGCTTTGGGCTACGGTGACTGGGCGAAGGAAAACGACTATCTTGACGCCGATCCTCATGAAGATGTTCATCACAGTGGTTACTCAGCTAAAGATGCTGCCAACTGGAATGACCCCAAGGGTATGGATGGGGCAACCAGTATCTTCCCAGAAGCTGTAGTTAGGGCAGTCGAAGATGCTGAGCGCGATGGATGGGCTGCTGCAATCGGAGAAGCTCGCCGTGACGCGATCAAAGATGCTCTCGAACTGATCCAGGTCGCAGGAGAATATCAAAGCGGCGATGGTGACATGATCGGCGTGAAGTCGGCTGGTGTGAAATCGGCTGAGATCGACACCCCTGCCAACAAGGTCACCGTCATGATTGAGAATCCAGAGCACCTGATTAACGATCTCATGGCCGGTCTGGGCCAGTTTTCTCCAGAGATGGATCCGTACACCGCTGAAGATGACGACAAGATTAAGCGTATGTTCATTCAGTACGCTGGTGGCTACTTCGATATTTACGGAGACCGTAAACCCAGTGGCGAACTCGGCAGTCAGTTCTCTCCAGACACTAACGATGACTTCATGGCTGAGCAATGCAAAGTTTATATCGATGAAATGAGCGTTGATGAAATCGCGGAAGCCATTGCTGATGCCGTTGATTCGGGTCGGGTGGATTCAGAGGCTGAGGCCATCACGATGGCCGTCAAGCTCAGCGGTGAAAACAAGAAGGCAATCGCTCAGGCGCTGAAGAAGATGCACGGCGACACCTCTAAAAAATACGCAGACCGTGCAGCAGGAATTCCGGAAGAGGAATCTGTGAATCGAGTCGGCAAGAAGCCAGCGGCAGATGCCGCAAACAAACCAGCTAAAGCGGAGGTCAATATGAAAGAAGGAATTGATTTTGTATCGGTAGATTTTTGGGGAATGCCAAATCTCTCTGAGGAAGTCCAAGTGGGCGATCAACAGAAGAAAGCCACCAGCCCAGACGTTGTCTCGGTCGCTCAGAAGGACAAAGAAGTCGATAAGATGGCCGCCAATCTCAAGACCCCAAGCGGCAAGCAAGTCGTGATGAAGGCTGGTGCTGCTCTCGCTAAACCATCCACCACGGTTGATGTCGGCGTGAAGTCAGGCGAAGCCGCTCTCCCAGACGCAGCTCTCAAGACCGGCGATGCTGAAGACGGCAAGGGCGATGAGATGATTGGCAAGGGTAACTCCGATGACCAACAGAAGGAGCTTCCTTCGATCGCTATCAAGACCGGCAAAGCTGCTGATGGTCGCGGTAAAGTCATGGCTGACTCCAAGACTCCCTCCAAGGCTACGATGTCTGAAGCTCGCAAGGCTCAGGTTCAAGAGTTGATGGCCAAGCAGAAAAAAGACGGATCCATGGCCAAGAAGATGGGCGAAGCTCGCAAGAAAAAGATGCAGGAGAAGATGAAGTCTCGTTATGGGAAATAAGTCTTCCACCCGAGTTGATTTTTACGGATTGCCACTTTGCGAGTCTGAAGTCAGTGTTGAACTCCAGCACGACGGCAGACTCGCAGTGGCTATCTTTCTTCGACGAGCATGAGGCGTAACGATGGGAACACTTCTCAATTCTGGCGAACAGAGATTATTTGACAGCATCGCCATTGAGGTGCTGACTCTCGCTGGTACTCATTCGCCTGTGCTTTGGAAGTTCTCTAAGACGGGGAATCCAGCAACGGCAGACAGTTCAAGCGGTGTGTCTGGATTGGTTGATTGCTTGTATGAAGAGCCCAGAATTCCGAACACTTTAGATCCCAAGTCAAAACTCAAGCTCTACACACCCTATAAAGTCTTATGCTTCTTTGAGCGGCCAGCAACGGTTGTGGACGCTCGCGATGAAGGATTGCAGGAACGTTCTGAAGGCAAATTCTGGTTCAGTCGCAGAAACCTTGAGGACTTGAAGATCCCCACCAACCACTTGGGCGAACACGTTGCTGTTGGCGATGTGATTCAGCTCTGGTCTCAGGTGAAGAATCGATCCTGGTATTTTGAATTCATCAACGTGGAGCGCGATGGTTTTGAGCACGACGCTGAGGTCTGGACCCATTATGAGTGCGAAGGAGTCAGAAACGACTCGTTCGCCCCAGAGAGGAAGATCGCTCCATGATGTTGAGTGAAGACGTGAATAATTGGGGCATCCCCGTGAAGCCAGTCCCGGCCAAGAAGAAACCCGCTGTTGAGGCGGTTGAAGAGGATCCCTGCACCATCTTGGAAGACCTGGATCTGACACTGCGGTTCCTCTCTGAGGTCGTGGAGAAGGATCTGACTCCTGACGAGCAGAAGGAAAAGCTTCTCCGGGAAGCGCGACTTGCGCGTGATGAATTTAAAAGCAAAAGAGAATCCTTTTGCAAAGGCATGGAAGCCCTCGGCGTGTCTCGTAATGAGTCCAACGTCATCTGGGCTGACGCAGACACTTAAAGGAAGATGAATATGGAAATTCTAAAACGGCTCGCTGCTCTTGAAGCTCAGGTTCAAAGCCTCACCAAGGCTCCCGTTCAGGAGGCCGAAAAGGAAGTGGCTCCCGAAGCCCCGGAAGAGGCTCCGGTTGATCTCGATGCCAAGCTGTCTCCAGAGGTCTTGGAGAAGTTCTATGATGGAATTTTAAGCGTTTTGGGAGAGTTGGAGCTAGAAGGTCAACTACCCCCACTCGATTCGCCACAAAAAGTACGTGACGCTTTGTTGGCTATCGTGAGACAATTGTACATAAAGAAATCAATGATATCCAAGATGGGCAGAAAATTCGCCAGATTTGGTGCCAAGAGATTTTTGAGAAAACAAAGAAACGTCCTGGGAAAGGCCGTCTCTCAGTGAACTCGCATTACGGGTTTCAGGTTTAAACTGAGCCCGACTGTCCTTTTGTTTATTATGTTGGGGGATAAATTATGTTGAATAATACTGAGGCCGAAGTGATCGGTCTACCAGGTTACGATTTACTCAGTGAGAATAGAGAGCTTCAAGCCATCCGCGATCGAATCAAGGATCTGAAAGAGAAGTTTGATTCTGCGGCGCTCTCAAAAGATATCCGCGCTTTGCAAGAAGCCTCGCGGATCCAAAACCTCAAGCCAGATATGAGAGACGCTTTCTTGAAAGAGCTGCAACGACGTAAGCTCATCAAACAGATTGTTGATGGGGAGTTTATTTGATTGCCTTAGTGCTGGGCGGTTCAGGGATGTTGGGGCAGGCTTTTGTTTCCACTTTTGTGAGAGCAGGGGCACAGGTATTAGCCCCAACTCATTCCGAACTGGACATCACTGATGAGCTGGCCGTTAGAAAGCTCATCACAAAAACAAAGCCGCATTATATCGTCAACTGCATCGCACACACGAACGTGGACGGATGCGAGAGTGATCCGGCAAAAGCCTACCTCATCAATGCAGAGGCCGTGGACTTTGTCTCTACCGCTGCGAAAAAGGTAAAGGCTAAGTTCATCCATATCGGAACCGATTACGTTTTCGACGGATCTCCTGGTGAACCCAGAGCTGAGACCGACGCTCCCAACCCCATCCAAGTTTATGGCAAGTCAAAGCTCGAAGGTGATCTCGCAGCCATTGCAAACGGCGGGACTGTTTTCAGAGTTCAATGGTTGTTCGGTAACGGAAAGGCTAATTTCATCGACTGGGTTGCCAAGAGCATCGTCGATGGAAAGAGAATCCCTATTGCCGCTCAACAGGCTGGATCTCCAAGCTCTACTTTGTTTGTTGCGAACATCATCACGGTCGCTTTGCATATTTGTAAAAAAGAGATCTATCACGTCTCTCACGATAACTACGCGAACCGATTGGAGTGCGCCCAATACATTGCGGATTTTTTCAAGAAGGACTCAAGAAATTATTTCGACATCTTAGAGCATTCCAACTTCGGAACCGCAGCAAGGCCGACTGACACCAGGCTTTCCTCTGAGAAGCTGAAAAAACTCTTGTGCGTTCACGCTCTCGGGAGCTGGCAGTCTGACGTTTTGACTCACCTGACGACGAGGTACAACACATGGAATCCATAACCGGATGTTCAATCTTCAATAATAAATGTTTCAAGGATGATCGCGGCTACTTCATTGAAGCTTACAAGCGGTCTGAGTTTTCAATTCCAAACATTCGTCAGACTAACGTTTCCATGTCTACAAAGAACGTGGTTCGTGGTCTCCACTTTCAAACACAGAACCCGCAAGGCAAACTCGTCCGATCTGTGTACGGCGTGATACTAGATGTAGTCGTGGATCTTCGCGTGGGGTCAGAGACCTACGGTAAGAAAGAAGAGTTTCTTCTCCAGCCTGAAGGAATCTCTGTTTACATTCCACCAGGGTTCGCACATGGTTTTTGGTGCCTCACTGATGAGTGCGTCTTCCATTATGGATGCACAGAGGAGTATCACAAGGAGAGTGACGCTGGGATCAATCCGGAAGATCCAGATCTGTTTTTGCCGTGGAGAAATTCAGAAGTTTTGATCTCCGATAAAGACAAGAAGCTACCGTCACTGAAAGAATATCAATCCCCATTTAGAATGGAAAAAGTATGAAGGCCATTATTGCTGCGGGGGGCTCTGGATCTCGGATGGCCCCAGCCACTCGCTTCGTGAACAAGCATCTCCTTCCCGTGGGTGGAGGGAAGCTGATGATCGATAAGCCGATTGAGTTTCTACGCCTCCACAACTTTGCGGAGATCACTGTAGTCACTGGAGCCAATCACGCAGCACAAATTGTTGAGTACGTTGGAGATGGCCATCAGTATGGGTTCAAGCGGGTGGAGTATGCATTCCAGCCTAAGCCTGCTGGGATCAGCGATATTTTAAACCGAGTCTCTCATGGTGGAACTGAGAACGGAGTGCTCTTGATTTTAGGAGATAATGCGTTCTCCGCTGTTCAGGAGAGCGTTCATCTTCTAAGGTCCAATCCTGATTGCGCAGTAGCCTGGGAGTTCGACGTGGGCAGCCCCGAGCTTGCTCAACGTTTTGGGCAGTACATGACGGACGGTGAAAAGGGGTGGATTACTGAGAAACCACTTGTCGCTGTTCACTCCAGAATCCTCACCGGGCTCTATTATTTCCCGGCAGATGTTTTCGATAAGGTCAATAAATTGTCCCCCTCAGCAAGAGGAGAGTTGGAAATCACCGACCTTTTGAGCTTATACTTGGGCGAGGGCCGTCTCTCAGTTCATGAGGTCGTCGGATCCTGGTGTGATCTAGGTGAATGGAACTCATGGGAAGAGTTTATTGTGAGAAATAAATGATCTGCTTCATGTGCAAAAAAGAAAAACCTCGGCTCATTAAGATCTACATAAAAGATCGCGTGACCAGGAAGTCAGAGCAATCTGACGTTTGTACCGATTGCGAAGGGGAGATGGAACGTCCCTTCGTCGTGTACATCAAGTCGCATCTGGCAAGATCGTTTATCCAATCGGTTAAATCCAAGGGTGGGTTCGTAAAAGACACCATGGTTCAAATGATGAAAGATTTCGTTAAGGAAGAAAAAAATGGAAAGTGAATACGACATTCAGTTGAAAGAATATATTGGTTCTCTCGAAGAACATGCCGCAAAGACTGGCATCAAGGCATTCATTAAAACAAATGCTGGCCCCTTCTTCATGAACTCCATCTTTGAAGCCGAGACAGTCAAAGGGAACAAGAACTACATCGTGTTCTTTTTCGTGAAAAATAATTACGTTTATTACTGCCATGGAGACAGGGGTAAGAAGGTCAGGGAAGACCAATTTCAAAAGCTCATCGACTATGGCGATCTCGTTCCTGTGCCACGCGAAAAGGCCGACCCAGAAAAGCTTGCTCTCTCTGTCCTTGGGTTGAAGGCTATGAGCGAAGGCTTACCATTTAACGACTATATGAAAACTCTCTGGGGACACGGTCACGGTAGCGAGGTTCGCTAATTGTTCAAAATAGAAACCACGAAACAATGGGACAACTTTGCGAGCATCTACGGTGCCAAAGATATACGTCTCAGGTATCAGTGGTTTTTATTTGAATTCGGTAAAAGAGCTTCCAGGCTTTTCTACAAGCACCTTCTGCAACAGATCTCAGAGATCCCCGGCTCCACCAACTACAAGAAGTCCCTCATGCTTGCTGAGGTCAGGGATAAGGGTAAGATGGCGTGGTGGGCAATTGTGGCCTCAGCTAAGCCACTGGGAAACGCCAAGTACGATCCAAAGACCTCTTTGTTTGTCGTCGCCAGCAGGTTCACTAACGTTGATTCCGATCCCGTAAAGGAGATCTTGGAAGACATGGGACCATGGACGGTGGACACGATCCCATTTCTTCCATCAGCTAGGGCTGGACAAGTTGTCCTGAAAGAAGTCTCCGAAGACCAGGTCGAGCGAACCAAGGAAGCGAATCTAGCTCAAGGCCAGGACACTCGATCAAAAATGGTGAAGCACGGCATCCCCTATGAGCAACGAAACGTCGTCTACAGTAAGCTTCGCGTGATCGAAGACATCGAGATGAACGCTCTTCGGATTGAGTTCGGTCTAGCAGAAAAGTCCAAAGCTCACTGGAGGCCATCCATTCGATGGATCAAGAGACAGGGCATGGCGAGACTTGAAAAGGATCGGGATCTGATTCGTGTTTGGATCGATCCGAGATTTATCAAATATCGCCAGTTTAGACATTTTCGGGTAAAGTTAAAACAAGCGGAACTTAAGCGAATTCAGAATTTCCAGAATAAGGTGAGGGTTTAATTATGTTGGACGATAAAGAGATCCCGCAAGAAGACGTAGTGGACAAGGCTTTGCTGGATATCGTTCACGAGGTCTTTGGCGATGACTATGACGACGAAGAGCTAGATGGCGCTTTGGACGTGATTCTCGCAATCCTAGATGAACTCATCGACACTGGAGATGCTGAAGAAATGCCTGAAAATGAGGCTCCTGAAGAGGAGAAGAATGATTGGGTAGCTCGCTTCCGGGATAAGCTCAAGCAGGCAGTTATCGACGGAGTGACGCTGGGGGAGCCGGAAAATGATCAAAATTTGGGATAAGAAGACAGGGTCTGTCTTCCTCAGAAACTTTGATGAAGGAATCATGAGCACCCTTGGGGCCACCCCTGACCCTATGAGTTCAAACGATCCTTGTTACGGAGTGACTGTCCCGTTTGCCTCGGGCGCGGCGAATGTCCCAGTTTATTTTTCTCAGCCTGAATCTCTTTTTAAGAAGATGGTCTTCCCATTTATTACCATCAACCGCGACGATGTTACGCTCGCCATGCACAGATGGATGGGTGTTGGGCAGCTTGAGTACAGGGCTGGCGTCAGCGGTACGCAGATGGTGATCGGCGGAGTGAGTGGGTTCTCTGAATATGAGATGAAACCCCAGGCTTTTCCGCATGACATAACGTACACCATCTCAATGTGGGATCGCTACGAGTCGAGCGTGCAAGCAATACTTCAAAAGGTGTTGAAGGCAGTGTATCCTGTTGGTAGATTAATAGTGTACGATAGTCTAAAGTTGATTCGCTCTTATGAGTACTACTGGGAAGGATCGATTGCAAATTTGCAAGAGATCATTGATCCTGTCACTAGAGCGAGAGGTTATGCACTTACGATACGAGTGGAAGCTGAGTTGGATCTGGTGGATCCGTACACTTCAGGATCGGTAAGTGGAACTGATTTAAGTATGAATCGTTCTTGAGAAAATTTAATGCGCTCGAAACGGATTGAGCGTTTGTAGAAAAGCTACGGAGGGATGTCACTTGGCACCAGAATTTCTTTCACCTGATGTGTTTGTAGAAGAGGTCCAGGGCAAAAGTGGACAGATCACTGTAGCATCAACGTCTACCTTCGCCATGGTCGGATACTCTCCGCGTGGACCTGAAGGCAAAGCGTTTGCTCACGGATCAGTCAAAGAATTCTTTGACCGCTTCGGATCTTATAACTCCAAGTCCATGGTTGCTTACCAAGCTTCTGCGTTCTACGCCAACGGCGGATCGCAGCTCGTCTTCGTTCGCGAGCTTCACTCGGACGCGACTTATGCAAGCGGTGCCTTTTCCGGAAAATGGGACGCTAAGGCATCGGGTCGCGGTGTGTGGGCAAATGGAGCTGAGATTACCATCAGCGGAAACGAAAGCTTTTACAACCAAGCCACTGCTGCTTACTCACGGTTTAACGTCACGGTTGAGCTTGTCGATCCCTCGACCGGACTACTCGGAGTCACTGAGACTTTCGAAGCTGTCGATCTGATTGACGACGAGAGCCCTGATTACATCTTGAAAGTCTTGGAAGCCAATTCCGAAGACATCTCCTTGCTCGCAACAAGCGGCGGAGTTCCTACCGAACTCATCCCAGTTGAAACTCTAGGAACGGCAGGAGGAACTGGAGACGGCTCGACCACGGCATTCGCAGTCAGCCTGGGCGCAAGCACTCCTCTTGCTCCAACGACTGTCAAAGTCCGAGTGAACGGTGTCCTGGTTGCTCAAGATGACGGCGAAGGCGTTTTGGTTGACGTAGCTGGCGGACCTGTCGTGACAGGCACTGTGAACTATGCTTCTGGCGCTTTGTCAGTCGTTCTGTCGATCGCTCCAAGTATCGGTGATTTGGTCACGGCTGATTCCATCAAGAAGCCGGATGCAAGCGTGACCATCACTCTTGCTGGCGGATCCGATGGTACGGCTGTCATCTCCTCTGATTTGGTCGGAGCAGGACTCGCTGCCAACTCACGCGGCATCTACGCCTTGGACGCAATGGACATTCAGATGTCTTTGGCGATCCCAGATTTCATTGGCGACCAGTCCACTGATACGGCGATCCTGGCTTACGCTTCGAGTCGTGCTGACATCGTTGCTCTTCTTCAACCTGCTAAGGGCACGAGTGCTGCGAACGCTGTGAAGTACAAACGCAACGTTCTGGCTTCGACCTCCTCTTACGGTGCGATGTACTGGCCGTGGGTAAAGATGCCTGACCCTCTGAATAAGAACCGCGCAAAGGTGGTTCCTGCTGTCGGTCACATTGCAGGTCGCTACGCTTTCACTGACTCTCGCGAGAACGTGGGCAAGGCACCAGCCGGTGTGACACGCGGTCAGTTGTCCTTGATCTTGGGTCTCGAAAGAGAAGTGACCAAGCAAGATCGCAACACCGTATTCCCAGCACAGATTAACGCGATCCGCTCAGACGCTGAAGTCGGAACTGCAATCTGGGGTAACCGTACCCTTCAGGTTGTGGGTGACTTCACTGACGTGAACGTTCGTCGCTTGTTCATCTTTCTTGAGAAGGCTCAGAAGGCTGGACTCGTTGACATCGTGTTTGAGAACATCGGCCCAGTGACCTTCGGCTTAATCAAGGCTCGACTGGATTCCTTCTTGGAGAATCTGTTCTTGCAGGGCGTGATTGGATCTGGAGTGCCAGACAAGAATCAGGCGTACAAGGTGATTTGCGATTTGAGCAACAATCCTCCTTCGGTTCAGCAATCCAAGAGAATTGTTATCGACGAATTCGTGAAACCAAACCTCGCCGCTGAGTTTATCCACCTCAAAGTGCAGAAGGTTTTTGACGCAAGTCAGATTTAATAAGGAGTAGGGAACATGGCTGAAACAGCGAGATCTCAATCAACCGATCCATTTTCGATGCATCGGTTTCATGTAACAGATACGGGCGGGTTTCTGAACCTTGGAACTCCTGCGGCTGGATTCAACACTCTCGTTTCTCCTGAAATGAGCGTTGGATCTGTCGAGTACCAGGAAGGGACGATGCTCTATCGTCGCAAGTTCCCAGGCGAAGTCACCTTCGCTCCGCTCACCTTGACGAAAGGGATCGTCAAAAACGATTCAAGCTTCTACAAGTGGATGCGTGCCTGCGCAGAAAACCGCGTCTATCGCACCAACCTGATCATCAAGCACTTTCACCGTGATGATGTCTCGGGCATGGTCGATTACCTTTCGGCTAAGCCTTGGCGCGAAATTCATTGCTTCAACGCTTTCGTGACCCGCGTGAAGATGGGTTCTGATTTTGATTCCATGTCTGCCGAAGTCACTATCGAAGACTTGGATATTGAAATCGAATACTTCCGTTTGTTCGAAAACGGCAAAGAAGTGGATGCGGCTGGCGCTACGGCTGGAGCGTAATCTATGGCGGTAACCCCTGACAGTCGGGCGGATCAGGCAACTGATTTCTACCACTCGTTCAGATTCCTTGTGTACGATGAGCAGGGCTATATCCAGAGCGGCGCAAGCTTGGTTGCTGGATTCTCCAACTGCACTCTTCCCGAGCAAAACATCGACCACCTTGAGTACAGCGAAGGCACCTGGACGTATTCAAAGATGTACCCAGGCCGGTCTACCTTTACCACGGTCACGCTCTCTCGCGGGATCGCAAAGGGGTATACTAACTTTGCTGACTGGATCACGAGAGCTGCCGAGGGCGGGAACTACCGGACCAACATCACGATCGTTCACTACCACCGGAAAGACCTGGAAGGTAAGTCTTCCGGTCAGGAGTTTTTAGCGACGAATCCGTCGCAATCTCGTAAGATCGTCTGTTATAACTGCGTGCCGATCCGATTTAGGCCGGGTCATGACTTCGACTCCATGTCGAGTGACATCTCGATTCAAGAGATCGAGTTCCAACCAGAGTATTTCAAGGTATTCCAGGTTACCCCTGGCACGACCGTCTAATTCCGTGGTTTAATCTTTGATATGGCGAGCCCTGGTTCAATCATTCCAAGAACGCAGAGAATTTCTGATTATCTCACCACCCTGCACTTTCACCTGCTGGATGTGAGCTTTCAGATTCCAACCGTGTTCAATTTGGCATTCGGCTTTAGGCACTGCTCCCCTCCTGAGATCACAATCGATACTAAGGAAGTCAAAGAAGGCACCTACGAATATAAGAAGGCTGTCGTCCACGGTGCAGCCGCTGGCCCGATCATCCTTCAGCAGGGCGTGCAAATTTTCAACTCAGACTTCTATGATTGGACACGAAGCGCCGTAATTGGATCGCAGTCTTATCGAAGAAACTTGATGCTCATTCAGTTTACCGATGTTTCGCCGTTTGGCGTTGGTCAGAGTGGAACTGGGCCATTGGGTGGTATCGTTGGCGGTCTGGTGAACGCTGTGCTCCCATTGAATGATCTGATCTCTCGTGTCCCAGGAAGAGCCTGGATGCTCACCGGATGCATCCCTACTCATTACCGGGCAGCGACTGACTTTGACCCATTGTCGCCCGATATTTCAATCATGGAGATGACTCTTCAGCCCGAGAGCATTGATGAGTTCAGCCTGGGAGTTTAAATGATTTCTTTGCAAAAGTTGGTCAACAGTACACCTGTCGATGTGAAGGCCAGATCCAGAGATGTGACTGCCGTTGTGAGTGCCGTCCGCCTGGGCTCCAAGACTTCTGGCAAGGTGAAAATTGCCACCATCGTTTTCACCGGAAAAGGGAAGGCCGCTACTGAGTCTGACTGGTGGGAGTTCTCCATCGAGCTGTACCCAAACGAAGTCCATGAGAACATCTTCCAAAAAGTCGGCCCACTGAATGCTGCCTGGGTAAAGTGCTCCTGTCCCTACTTCCATTTCTACCTGAAGCATGTTCTCTGGAAGAAGGACTCGACTTCTATTCAAACAAAATTTGATCAAGGAGCCATGGCTCCAGCCACGATCAAGAATCCTGGAAATGTTGCCTACCTCTGTAAGCATCTCTTTGCTGCTCAAGCCGCCGTCGTGAAGCGTGCTCAAGAACTGGCCAAGAAAGAGACCCGTAAGGGCGAGATTAAGTTTACGCAGTGAGACCAGGTACAAAGTAAATTACATTTCGTATTGACATAGAATGTTCCACCCGGAACATTCTATGGGAACATGCCAACCACAAGAATGCCCTGCCTGTTTGATGGATCTGAGTCTTTTCTGCACGAAAGACGAAGCTGCCCAAAATGTAAGATGATGTACGCACGGAAGTGGCGGGCAACCCAAAACGGGATCAAGAACTCAAAAGCACGTCACGAAAAAATGAAACGCACTCCATTTGAACAGGCCAAAAAAAAGGTCTATGTAGAGGTGAGAGCTGGTCGTTTACCGCGCATTTCCACAAGAATGTGCGTAGACTGTGGAGTACGGGCAGAGGTCTATGATCATAGAGATTATTCAAAACCGCTCGATGTCGAACCAGTGTGCAAAAGATGCAATCGCTTAAGAGGTGGCGCTCTGTAAAATGCTATGCAGTCACTGACAGGGAACACTTAGTCATGGAAAAAAAGAAGGTTCAGATCATTGCGAAGTATTTAGGCAGTCCGGCTCAGACCAAAGAGAAAGTCTTGAACAACTGGAACAAGTTGCTGAACACATTGAATGCAACCCATGGCGAGGTTATTACTGCTCTTGAGGACCTTTTGGAGCAACCTGGAGAGATGCTGGGTCTAACCGGCGAAGAGCTTTGTCAGATGGCTCGCGTCCTCGGGATCAAACGGATCAACAGATTGGTCTTCCGAAAGGTCTCTCCCAACGATCAGGAGAAGTATCCTGAACTCGGGGAAGACGCTGCCCCAGCTCCAGGGACATCCTTTACTTCAACGGCGAATGTAGCAAAATACCCCTCACCACTCGGTACATTTCGTTCAGACTTCTACAGGATGAAGAAAAAGAAAAAGTAGAAATACGCCTGCTTTACGCAAACTTTTTTTCCAAGTATGATTAAAAAATGGAAGATGAGAAGAGCGTTGATGTCATTCCTGAGAAAATTAGGATTAATGTTTGGATCACGCGCACTCATTACGAGTCGTTGATGACTCTCTCTTCGATGGATAATCGAACGCTTTCTGACTTAGTCAGAGAAGCTTTCCGAGATTACGTCCACAAATATGAAGGCCGACTTAAGGGTGACAAGTAATGGCTCGCGTAAACATCACCCGCTCGTCATGGCTTAATCTTTCCAAACTCCTTGATTTCAATGGAACCGTTTTTTGGGACAGCACAGAATTCCCAGAAATTCCGTTTTCCACGCTCGATACCTATATTCAACTCACAGATGTTCAAGCTCAGCGAATCGATCAGGTCGCTTTCGAGCAGTACGGCGATTCAAACTATATGTGGGTTCTCATGTTGGCTAATGACAAAGAATTGCCGAACGGTTTTGTCGGTGGAGAAACGATTCGTGTTCCAACGAAGGCCACGATTGATTTGATTCTGAAACCGAAAACCTGAAACCCGTAATACGTTGAGGAGGTTAAGTGGAAAACGCTAGAGCTGCTGTAGGAAGTATAGAATTACCAACCGGTGTCTTCATGAACGATCAGGTCATGAAGATCATCAAGTTCAGAGAGCTGGCTGGTCCAGAAGAAGATGTCTTGGCGTCCAACATGGGATCGAGCCAAAAGATGAGCCAAGTCATGGCCAATTGCACGCTTGAACTCGGAACTTTGACCGCTCCACAAGACATCCGAAAAGCGATTGAAAAACTTGTGGTCACTGACCGCTGGTTCTATCTCGTTCACTTGAGAGTTCTATCGCTCGGTTCGGCTTATCACTTCGAAACGAATTGTCCCCACTGCAACGCCAAGGACAAAATCACCTACGATTTGACCACGGTAAAGGTGGATAAAGCTCCAGTCGCCAATGCCCTTTATAGCGAAGTGACGCTCCCACGGAGCGGCAAGAAAGTCCGCTGGAAGGTTGCTGACGGAGAGACTGATGCAAAGATCGAGAAGATGGCAACCACGGGCCGTGAGGCAAGTGTGGCGCTATTTGCTCGCGTAACTGAAGTGGATAGTCGCCCTGCTGTTTTAAGTGACGTGATTGATTTACCGATGGCAGATCGCTCTTTTCTTCGTAAAGCAATGGACGAGAAAGAGGGGGAGTTTGACGACAAGTTTAAGAAAAACTGTCCATCGTGTGGCCAAGAATACGAGGGTCAGCTTCAGCTTGACGGTAAAACTTTTTTCTCCCTATAGGCTATCTCTCCAATTTCGAGGAGGAGGTAGCCTTCCTGGTGGAGGCCCTTGGACTGAGTTACCAGGATATTTGCAGTATGCCTTACAGTCGAAGGCAAAGATTGGTAGAGTGGAAGACAGAGCGTTTACAGAAACAGCAGAAGTCTCAAGAAGAGGCTCAGGCTAAGTCGAGGTCTCAAAGCAGGAGAAGATAAGGATGCCAAATAAACGGTTTCTAGGCTTAGGCTTTACATTTAGTGCTACCGACCGTGGACTTGAGAAGAAACTCTTAGGTATCCAGGGAGCCTTGTCTGGGATCGCCGAATCTTTGGGCGTCATCAATTCTGAAGCTGCATCTGCCGGTGCCAATCTTGGATCCATGAAAGCCTCGAAGGCTGGGTCGAAGTCCTCTTCAAAAACTAAAGACTCCTCAGCTAGTCTCATCACGGCGCTCACATCTATCAACAAGTCAATCGACTCTGGCTTCGGCGATGTCATGAAGGGCATGGACCAGTCGTTCAAGATGGTTTCATCCAACATGAAAGCCAATATGGGCTTCCTGGGTGACGTGATTGCAGCCATCGAGCAGAACAAAGTCGATATCATTCTTCCGGATAAGGCTCCGGTTAAAAAAGGATCGAACAAAAATGCCACAGAGCTTCTGAAGGTCACCAAGAACTTCAAGATGATGAACACTCGTCGTCTGGACAAAATTCTTGTCTCGATGACCGCGCTGAAAAACAATCAGAAGCTTTTCACTAAACGTTTGTCAAAGGGTGGCGGAGGTGAACGTGAGACAAAAAAAGAGGTCGCTCAAGATCCTCTGAAAAAGTTCAAGTTCGCAATGGATGGGCTCTCCAAGGAGTCCGCTCAATTCTTTGACGAACTCAAAGGTAAATTCCGTGGAGATGATTTAAAGACCTTCTCCGAGCAAATGAAAAAGATGGAACCCGAACTGGACGAGCTGGGCAATGTCAGCACCAAGTCCAAGATTCGAATGATCAACCTCGCCACGAGCATTGCCGACGCCAGCACTGCGTCGAGCAAGTTCACTCAAAACTTCGGAGCAACCAAAAAGATCCTTGAGCACTTCAGGGCTTGGTTTACTGATATCGGTCACTCATCTGATCGATTCTTTAAGTCGGTCGGAGTTGACTTTGGGACCATGGTGCCTGAGCAGATCAAAGCCATCTTTGGAGTGTTCAAGTCCATCGTGAGTCCCTTATTCACGGGGCTTGGTAAAGCAGCTAAAGGAGTATTTGGATTCTTTAAAAGCAAGGCAGAGGGTTCTTCTCAGAAGGGCACACTTCAGTCGTTAGACGCTCTCCGAAAAGTAGTTCTCGACGGGAATGGAGAACTGAAGGCAGGGGTCAATGACGTTGCAGGCGGTATCGGTGGCGGAAGATCCAAGAACGACAAAGTTGTTCCTCTTTTACAGCAGGTAGTCGGAAACACAAAGCCCGAGGGAAAAAGTTCCATTTGGAGTGTTCTTGCAATGCTTGCCGCTCCTCTTGCTCTTGCTGCTGGATTGCTCATTGGTTTTGGATCTCAGATCATGAAAACCATCACCATGTTCAAGGAGCTTTCTTTCGTTCGAAGGGCCGCTACAGCCGTGTTCGAATTTGCAAAATCATTTAAACCAGTGGCCTCTGTGATGAAGTTCTTTGCTGAAATAGGCGGTAAGGTAGGAAGAATTTTTGGTCGCGTGGCTGAGTTCGTAGGTGAATTTGGAGCAAAGATTTTTCAAATTGGTTCCAAGCTTGCGCCTCTCTTTGAGAATCCAATTTTTCAAGCAGTGTTCAAGCTGGGTAAATTTCTTGGTAAGTGGCTGAGTATTGTAGGCTGGGGATTTGTGATTTACGACGTGATCTCTGGCATCGTGAAAGCCTTCCAGGAGTCTGAAGGCGCTTTCGATTTTATCGGTAAGGCACTCTGGAATATTGCAGATAGTTTGCTCATGGGTCTTCCTGGGTTCATTAAAGACAAGACCATGGGCTTTTATGAAAAACTATTCCCTAAAGAAGGGCCACCCGTTTTAGGGCAGACCCCTAAGGGAAATGTATTTGACATCAATGATGCCAGAAATAAAAAGAATCAATCCACTGCACTCAATTCCATGTTTGGTCCACAGGCACCTACTCAGACATCGCGCAATCTCGTAGATCCATCCATGGCTGCAACAGGGCAAACCGGGACCATTACGAGCGGAGCGCAGAGCAATGTTTTATCGATGAGTCAGGCTCTTGAACAAATGACAAAAAATCAATCAATGGACGATCTTAAAGAGATTATGAAATCTCAGCTCGCTGTGACTCAGAGGCAGGCCGATACTAATCAAAGTATGCTTGAAGAATTGCGTAAGGAAAAAGGGTTCAAGGGAGACATCAAAGTCAGGACTGACTTTGTTTCCGCGAACGCAAAAGGACAGCTTGATATGGTTCATGGCGGCGGTGGATAATCATGGACAAGATTGATCTGTACGGAGGATCCGTCGAAGTCTCTTTTTTGCCTGCGAACGGTCCTACCAAAAGCTTATCCAATATTTTCTATGATGAATCGCTCAAGGGCACTGAATTTAGCTCAACAGCCTTCAACCCAAAGAGCGTTCACTTCATTCAACATGTATCAGTCAAGGTAAGTCTCCTCAGATTCACAGAGATTGAAATCACTTTTGCGCCTCCATTTGAGCAGGCGGTCAAACTCTTAAATAGCGGAGTTCTCGGTCTTGGATTTTCCACAAAGCAGACGGCAGGAACCAAAGAGAAGACTGATCCCGAACTTGCGACTGAAGGGTTATCCACAATCGGATTCAATCAAGTCTCTGTACGGATGCACTACGGCGGGATGAGTTCTAATTACTTCAAAGGGTTCCTCCTGGCTCCAGAGATTGAAATTGGGACTGACGGGATCTCAATTAAAATCAGAGCTACCGGACTGCTCTTTCCTCAAGCCAAGAAGCATTCCAATAAAGTTCTTAAAGATAAGACAAGAATTGAGATCATCAAATCTCTTCTCGGTGATGGTGAAGACTTCGAAGTGAAGTTTGACCCAAATGACGCAGCAGCCGCTAAGTTTATGGATACTGTCCACAGCGTGACTGCCGCAGACAGCAACTGGTCTCTTGTAAAATCGCTACTGGATAGTTCGAATTGCGCTATTTACGATACCGGTTCTGAATCTATTGAAGGAATTCCAACTTACGAAATCATCAGTAAAGACTTCCTCAGAACTCGTGATGACAACATTTATAACTTTGTACTCTGGGAGAACATCAATCCGAATGAGCGAAGATTTCCGATCTTGGATCTCAAGACTTCCATCGCAAACTACATGATGGGTCAGAGCCTCGGGATCAATACCGCCACTTTGGATCTCAAAGACAAGAAGGTTGCTCCTCACGAAAAAGTTGATTTTGCTTCCGTCTATTCCACAAGCGACGGCAGTCAGTCTGGCGCTCCAAACGCCAAGGACACTCCAAAAGATAACGACGTGGCAGGCAACACCAAGAAGATCCCTCTCGCATCTGAGAAGGATAAGAAGCAGCCGTCCATGAAAGAGAAAGCTTTGGGGTTGATCCAAAATGCAACTGACAAGGCTCTTCAGTATCAGATCACAACGGTTGGACTCATGGAGCTTAGACCCGGAAGAGGGGTGGGGATCAGCGTGGCTGGAGTTGCATTTTTATCGGGTCATTACGACTTATACGAAGTGACCCATGAATTTTCTACCGATGGCGTTACCACGAGCTTAACCCTCGCCAGGACTGCTGGCCTCGCTTCTATTATTGATCGCGGAGTTGGTATCGCTCAAAAGAAAGTCAGTGCCGCTCTTGGAGGAGTTCGTAACGTGGTCTCATCAAAAAATGGAGTGGTGAATTAAATGGATAGTCCATTTTTAGAATTCATCGACAATATGAAGCAGGTTGGTCTTGAGTGGTATCATAAGTACTACGCTGTCTACCCTGCCATTGTTGAAGACACGAATGACCCAGATCAGCGCGGAAGAATTCTCATCTCGATTCCATCTATCCTTGCCGAAGGTGAGGTGCTCGACACCTGGTGCGAGCCATGCGGTCAGCAAATCGCAGGCAACCAGAGCGGTGCTTTCATGCCCCCTTATGTAGGAGACATTGTTGATGTCATCTTCGAAAATGGGGATATTCATCATCCAAGATACCTGGGCGGATCCTGGGGTGACGAGGAGCTTCCTGAAGATTTTACGGCAGGCTACGGAGACGAAGGTCCAACGGTTCGCGGATGGGTATTTAAGAGCGGACAAAAGATCATTGTCGATGAGACCGAAGGTAAACTAAAAATTCAAATAGTCAACGGCGAGACCGGTGGATTTATCGTGATCGATGACACCGATGGAGAAGAGGGGATCTTCCTCACTCACAAAAGCGGATCCCTTATGCAGATGTCTCCGGAAGGAAACATCATCTTCGCCTCCTCCTCTGGAAACCTGCTATTCATCAACGAAGAAACAGGTGAGCTGACTATCAAGTCAGCCGATGGCTCAGTGATCTCCCTGAAGGACAAAATTACCGTTGCCGATGCGAGCGGCAAGAACATGATCAGCATCACCGATAGCTCGGTGGAGATTGTATCAAGCTCCGATGTAATCGTGAGCGCCAAGAACGTCAACATCAACGCCGGGAACATCGCCTTGGGCGGGGACTCTGACAACGCTGTGCTGTACTCAAAACTCGCCACCATTTTCGACGGCCACATGCACGCAAGCGCCGTGGGACCAACAGGCCCACCACTTCCTCCTCAGACATTCGCCATCACAGGCGAGGCCCCACCTCTGAGTGCTAAGTCAAAGAACATTACTCTCAAAGGAAATTTGTAATGGCTCTTCTGGGTCCAACAGTACTTGCAGCGCAGATCCTTGCCCTGCCTCCTGCGATGGATCCATTGACTGGCGGAATGAACTTTGCCGGTGTAATCGCAGATTATATGAGTTTAATTCAGGGCGGACCCACTGGTTCTCCAGGAATTATCACGTTTAACAAAGCGGTTTTTGGCCCACTGGTGGCTGCAATGCCTCCGGATCCGACCGGAGCCGCATGGGGAGTATTGATGGCGGCGAATTGGCAGACTGCTCTGCTCGCAAGCATCGTCACCCCTGGAACGGTTGCTGATCCAACCTGGACAGTCTCAGCCGTAGACATCCTTACCCTGCCCACCGCAGCGGCTACCGTGATCACCGCGCCAGTTGCCATGGCCACTCTTGCCGGTAAGCTCGCAAGTGTGAAGGCTGGTGCAGACGCACCAAAGCCAATGGCAGAAGCCTTTCATGAGGCCATTCTAAAGATGCAATTTCTTTGCATTGGAATGACGCTGGTGGGGATCGTACCCACGCCAACTCCACTTCCGAAGACGGCACAATAATGGCGAAACTCGTAATCACCACGACTGGAAAAATCGGGAAGAGGGTCGTATTCACTTCGGTTCAGAAAATTCCAATCCCTGAGCTTCCGATCATTCCACCGATCGCTATCCCTGCTCTTCCAAAGATTCCCAAGCTTCCGTCTCTCCCGGCGCTTCCTAGTCTTCCAGGAATCAGTTTGAAGGTTCCATCACTTGCACTTCCGGTCATACCGCCTATCTCGCTTCCAGCACTTCCAAAGGTTCCGAAGCTACCGACGCTTCCAAAGCTTCCCACTCTTCCTGGGATTAGTCTCAAGGTTCCGTCACTCGCCCTTCCGGTGATTCCGCCTATTGCTCTTCCAGCTCTCCCGAAAATTCCAAGTCTTCCCACTCTTCCAAAGTTACCCAGTCTCAGCATTCCGTCTCTCGGTGGAGTCTCTCCTACAATTACGGTTAGCACATCTGTTGAGTGACTTGACGTTTAGTCAAGAGTGGAATCGTTCATTGAGAAGACTGTGAGAGTATATTAAACTCAAATCTGACGTAACCCAGGCGAAGGATCTTCAATATGTCGAGTATACTTGCAGGCATCTCTTTTCCATTTCGTATTGAAGGCGTAGGACTGCCAGCTCCAGCATTTGGAACAAATGTCATCAAGTCAGCTCTTATCGTTTTGTTGAGGACATCAAAGGGATCGCGAGTCATGCGTCCAAATGTTGGAAACAACCTTCAGAAACTTATTTTTGAAAACCAAGGCCCGGTCATGAGATCCTTGATTCAAAGAGAGATTTTAGTTTCAATTAATAGTTTTCTTCCTCAAGTTACAGTGAGGGGTCTGGACTTCATCGAGAATGAACACGCAATTCAAGTGAATGTTAAATACACCGTTCAGGGAGTCACAGACGAGACTGGCCCAGTGACAATAGGTCAGAGAGGTTAAACATGGCAGTTTCTGACGAAATCAACCGAGTTAAATTTGTTGCCGAGGATTTCCAGACCTACCGTGACGAGGCTGACCAATTCTTTCAAACCTATTACCCGGAAGACTTTAACAATCTTTTAGCCACCGACCTGGGTAACGCCCTCATGGATCAGATTGCATTCGCCATGCAGTCTTTGTCATTCATGCTCAACCGTCGTTCGAGCGAACTATTTCTCGCTTCAGCCAGGCTGAATAGCTCCATCACAAAGCTTGCCAGGATGTTGGGCTACCCCATTAATCCAGCAGCTCCAGCCACCACGTCAGCAATCATCACGCTGAAGAATGGTCCCTACGCTTTCGCCGTAACAATCCCCATTGGATTCAAACTCAAGGGTCCAGGCGATACGATTTACGAATACCACGGCGCTGTGGACGCAGTCATTCCACCCGGAAACACCACTGCTACGATCCAAGTTAAAGAAGGCCAAAGTAAGCGTCTGAGCTTTATCTCAGATGGATCCGCCAACCAGCAGTTCAACATTCTAGGAATCACAGGAAATAATTTCATTTATTCCGACGAGATGATTCTCACCGTTGACGGATCAGAGTGGACGAGACAAGACCTAATTAAGTATGAGGCTTCAAATATTTTTGAAGTTCTATTCACTGAATCACCACCTAAGCTGAGATTTGGTGATGGGATCGCAGGAAACATTCCCCCGATAAGCTCTCAGATTGTTTTAAATTTCAGACTTGGAAAAGGTGCTGCTGGAGCCATTGGAAAGAACCAGATCTCTGGTGTAGTAACTCCATTGGTGATCAACGGGATCTCTATCCCGATGTCTTTCACTAACCCAGTTTCTGTAGTCGGCGAAAACCCAGAAGACATTCGTCACGTCAGGTCGTTCGCCTCCTCCTTCTTTCGAACTCAAAATGCAGCCGTCGTAAAGCAAGATTATGACACCATCGCGGCCCTACAGACCGGAGTCGCTCTCGCGGACGCCCAGATTATCCGGGGAATCGATACCGATATCACCATTCAGGCGAACCTACTGGCGATGAGTAACGGTCAATCTGCACTCCTCCAATCAGTCAGCGGTATGGCTGCTGCTGGTGTTTCTGGGCAAGACTTTCTGGGTGTGTCTGGTATTTCGGATTTGCTTGTTGGCGGGATCAGCGGACTCGGAGTGAGTGGCTTGTCATTCCTTGGGGTCAGTGGACTCAGCTACGTCGGTCAAGACGTTTCCGGAAACATCACCGGACTCTCTTATCTCGGTGTGAGCGGGGATGGATCTCTTGGTGTTCAGGGCAATACCGGACTCTTCGTTGGTGGTCAAAGCTCTCTCGGAGTAAGTGGAATCGATTTCTTAGGAGTCTTTGGACAGTCCGGGCTGATCGCAAGCGGAACCTCTGGCGTTGCGATGATTCAATCAGGAATCTCAGGGCTCACTGCTTATCTCTCTCAAGCCTTCAGCGACACCTCCCAGGCAAACCAAGTACAAATGGTTATCCTATCAGTGGACGCCAACAACAGATACATTTCACCTTCAACCATCGTTCTTCAGACCGTCCAATCTATCCTGCAAAACATGGCAGACGCCGTTGTGACCGTAAACGCAGTGGACGGATATTCCAAGATCGTCAACACAGACATTACCATTGAGCTTGGCATCAGTCAGACCGCAGTCATCTCTGACGTAGAGCAAAAGACTCTCAATGCTTTAACCAGCTCAGTGACACCATTTGGTCTTCTCGTTAAGAGAGTCGCCGGTAAGAACCTTTATGTTTCCGATATTGATGAAGCTATCAGAAGCGCAAACACCACGGGTGATGTCAGATACATTAATATTAAAATCACTGGGCCTTCACAGTATCTGGATGACGCTGGAAACCTGATTGTCGGAAAACAGCAGATCATTCAAAACGGCACTATCTCTGTAAAAGTAAAGCAGAGATTTCTGATTAACGGAGAAATTGTAAATGCGTAATCGGAGTCATAAAGATGCTTGAGACTAAATACTTTAGCTGGACATACCCTGAAGAAAATGACGACCCTCATTTTGAAACCCTTGAGGGCTTTTTCCAACAGCAAGACGACACGACGTTCGGGTTGATGAATACGGCCTGTAACATCATCATTCCTCCGACCTCTGTTGTTTGGAATGGCGGAACCAAGACTTTGACATGGAATGACGATTTTGAGATTCCATTAATGCAAGCTGGGTTCAGCTTGAAGATTAAATACGGTCCAGATGGACTTACTCGGTCAGCAACCTTTAGTGATGGTGACCGAATGATTGTATCTGTCCCAAGGACATCAAGCGGAGAGGTGACGGCAAATTTTGCGCTAGTGAACGGTTCCACTTCAATTAACAGCGGTCTTTTTACCGTTGGGTTTTGTCGAGGATCTCTCTTTTACGCAAACCTTCCTCAAGTGTTCACTTAAAGGGGACTTAAATGGCAGGTTTCGGTAGATCACCTTTTGGAAGGGGACCGTTCGGGAGATCAGACACTGGTCATGATCTCGTCGTTCGCTCGTTTCCAGTTGAGTACTTCGATGACTCAATCGTACTGGACATAGGTGAAACCCCCGCCAACAATGACAAGGACCCCCTTCTTAAGCTGATCAAGACTTACGCTCATCAGGTCTTCAAGCGCAGACTTGACATCGACAGGATCCCGAACCTTCTTGATTTTGAAACCATGCCCCTGGAGATCGTCAGGCTCTGGGGTGACATGCTTGGCCTGGGGATCGATAAGAACGATCCTGAATTTCTTCAGCGTTCATTTCTTGGAAACGCAAGCCAGTGGCTTCAGATCAAAGCTTCTACTCGCGGTTACGAAGTCCGAGGATTGGCATCCGGATTCGACGTTTCAGTTGAAAACTTTTGGCGTATCGATGAAATCTACGCTCCGCTTATCCCTGCTCGATTCAAGTATTTACTGAAGCCAAGAGACGCGGATGAATCAGCGTTAAAAAAACTTCATACCGACTCTCCCCCTGGAACTCACCCAGGAACACCAACTTCTGAAGACTCGACTTATGCAAAGTCATCATACGTTCGTATTGTTTTCTCTGTTCATGAGCCAAGAAACAACAGCGTTAATTACAACACTCTCTTAGATCTGGTCATCGATAAAATCCGGGACGTTGTCGGCATCCATCACGAGATGCAGGCTCCTCAGTTCCTGGTCAAGATCCCAGTTGATGAAACTACCATTACCGTAACCATGCTCATCGAAGAGTTTGGTGTCTTCAATGGTAGTGAAACCTATATTTACGACATCACTCCTGCGGACGAAATCCCAACCGACACTGGCATCTATTTGACGATGACTACTGGCGACGGTAACGTACTCACCATCGATACAGACATCGGAGTCACCGGAGAGATCACTGAGTTTGAATACGACCTCATTCTGAATGTTGCTCCGTACATGTCTGTGGAATACCAACTTGAGTCCGAGTGGGCACTCTCCGTAGACGAAGCAATCAGCATCGACTGGACCACTTCTTACGATGGGTTTGATGTTCAGGTTCCAATCAGTGTTGATTTCCTCATTGAAGCTTTTGAAAATTACACTCCTTACGAAATCGAAGTAAATGCATCGATTGGATACCAATCGAACGAAATCGACAATGACATCCCAGTTGAGGCAGCCGATCACTACGATCTGACTCCTGGCGATCTGGTCATCATCGACAGTCAGAGCGTTACGATTCAGATTTACGACATCACGCCAGTTGAAATCAACATGTCGATCCCTGTTGACCCAGAAGCAGACATGGGTTCGAGCGGATCTCATGAAAGCATTACCTTCATTATCGATCCTGCGATTGCTGCGATCAGAGAGATTGATGAAGAGTCTTACAGCGAAGTGGACGCCCTACCCACTGCAACCTTTCAGCTTGGCGTAACTCACAGCGATATTGAACTTTTTGTTGATGGATCAAACACAACAGTTGAGTTTATCGAGCAAGAAGAGCCATTCACCGTTGTGACTGAAATCACCAGCGTCATCTCTGCAAGCTCCGAAGAGATCGCCCTGGACTTCCCGGTCTCTGGATCCGCTGACATTGTCTCCGAGCAAAGTCCTGCGCTCATTGAAATCACAGTCGGAGAGTTCGCATCGATTGAAAATCAAGAGTCAATCAACACAGGCGACTCACTCAGCATTACCACGGCAGTTGAATCAATCTACGAGTCGGCTGAGCCAGTGGTCATGGTTGGCGAAACGATCGACTTAATCACTGATTCAGACGTGATTGAACTCTTCGTCTCGGCCAGCGCATCTCCTTTGATCGACACTCAGGAATCTCTCAATGACTCCGTAGAGACATCAATCGACACTGTTTATGAGATTGAGCAAGAAGTCGATTACATCGTCCTTGACGCTCCACTTCAGATTCAAGTTATCCTGGTCTCTGACTCCAATCAGATGAGCATCAACGTGAACGAATCCTTCACCCTTGAGGTGAATGAATCTTCTACGACCGAGGCCGATGAGACCGTTACGGCAACCCTCACCCAGGCCCAGGAGTCTGAGGGAATCAACTTTGAAGTATCCGTTCCGCTCTCGGTTGAACTCGTCACCGAAGTCGATCAGTTCATTGTGTCGGTCGGTGAAACAGCTTCACTTGAGATCGCAGAGATGGCCTCGGGGGATATCTCCGAACCCATCACGGTGTCGCAATTTATCGAGAATGAGGTCGAAACCCTTCTCTTTGACATCAATGTCAATGTAACCGCAGATCTCAGCTTCCTGACCGCTTTTGAGGTCACGGTCGGCGAGACGGTTGATTACGGGTTTCAGGAAGTTTTATCCTCTCACATATCTGAAACGGTCAGTGCTGAACAATTTGTTGAGCAGGAATCCGGAAGCATCTTCTTCAGCATCTCCGCAAATATTACCGCTGAGATCGACATCTCTACCGCACTTTCGGTCCCAGTGGGTGAGACGGTATCGATTGAATCAAGCGAGCATTCGAACGCCAGTATCGAAGAACTTGTTACGGTCACTCAGGTTGTCGGACAAGAGATCGAGACCCTCCTGTTTGAGGTTACCGTCAACGTTACGGCGTCAATTGAGTTCGCGGTTGTTATGCCGGTGGATGCTGCCGGATCCACTTCGATTGACTCTAGTGAGTCGCTCGAATCATCCATTGAAGAGTCGATCACTGTTTCCCAGTTCATCGAAGATGAGACAGAAACGCTCCTCTTCAATATTAACGTCAGCATCTCGGCATCCATTGATTTTGCCACGGCGATGTCTGTATCGGCTGGCCCTGAAGCATTGTTCCAGTCTTCTGAACAAAGTGAAGTCGAGTCCTCAGTCTCCGCTTCAACCAGCATGTCTCGTGTGGATGAGATCTGGAACGTAGGCTCCGCTGTTTCGATCTCCATTTCAGTCACCGATCAGGACCAAGAAACATTTGAAGTTGATGCACTTCCTGTTGCTGAACTCATCTCTTCTGAGTTCGTTCAAGAATCTGTCAGCGAGACCGCGTCCGCCACAATCGAGAAGGTCGATAGCATCCTCGACGCTCCTGTAAGTATCTCCGCTACGGTCAATAGCAGCACTGAGACCGGTGAGTCCGTAGAGATCAACGTGACTGAGGTAGTCTCTGAAACTGCCCATGAGTACTGGAGCAGCGACATTTCTGAGACAGTTCTTGTCAGCATTCAGAGAGTCGATGCCATCTTGTCGGCTGGTGTAGAGATCACTATTGATGTTCTAGTTTCTGACTTTGTCATTGAGACAATCGACATCCCAGTGTCTGGGTCCGCAAGCTATATTGCGACCGAATCTGAAGAGATTTCTCTTCAAGAGACGATTAGCATTGGTTCTTCAGCCGATGAATCTGATCTGCTCGCAGTATCGGTCAGCCCCACTCTTTCCATTGATCTTGAAGATCTCTCCAGAACCGCAGTCTCTGCAAGCGTTCAAGCTCAGTTCGACATTTTTGAAAACCTTCTCTCAGAGCTTTCTGAGATTGTTTCCTCTGAAATTTCTTCAACAGAGCAGCAAAACATCAGCGCGTCCATTAATGTTACCGCTGAAATCTCTCAAGAACAGGACTCAGAGACCATTGAGATCAACGCAACGATTCAAGTCATTCCAAGCGCGTTTGAGTCGGTCTTGTTTGACTCGGAAGAAACTACTTCCACCACACCGATACTTCATGAGTCCACCGGGCTATCCGCTGAACTCACATTCACAGTGGGCATGGAGATCGAAATATTCACTCAGGTCACGTCCACCTCGATTGAAATTCCAGTCGATGTGAACGAGTCGATTGATTTCATCTCCTCTGAATCTTCTAAGATTGATCAGCCTGGAGTCATCAGTGTTGATTCTGACTCCAGCTCTGAAAACCTAGATATCTCTGTTGCGGCATCGGCAACGATCAGCAACCTAATGAATGAGCTTGTTTCTGAGATGACCGCAGAAACCTCTCTCACGATTGACTACCGAGAAGCCGAAGAAGGCGAAGTCATTCTTTCCATTGGCGCAGAGATCACCGTTCTTCTTGAGCAGGTCAATGCAATCATCACGATTCCAGTGGGTGAGACTCTCACGACTGCATTCTCTGAGAGTGTCTCTGAAATCACACTTTCAACACTGATGAGCGTGACATTTAGTCCTGACGAGTTCGACGCCATCTTCATCGAAGTTCCAGCCACTCCTTCTGTTGTTCTTGAGGCTATCCAAGCAACCTTATTTATCTCTGCCGCTGGAACCGTTGGCTCTCAGGTCTCTGAACTGGTCGATGAAAGCGTCTCCGTATCTGGAACCGTTCAGATCAGTCCTGCTGAGTTCGAGTCGATCACGATGAACGTAAACGCGTCTCCAAGCGCGTCTCTGATCGCTGAATTCACTCAGATGTCAGCCAGCGTGGGCGAAAGTATTTCCGAGCAAATCAACGTCAGTGCCGATATTTTCATCGGTCTGTTGACGAGCTTGACGGAAAGTATTGCCGAGCTTGAGAAGATCACGATCAATACTCCTCCAACGATCACTGTAGAATTCCAAGAGAGGCTCACTGCCTCGGCAAGTGAGACACTAAACATTTCGTCAAGTCTTTCCGAACTCGCAACGATTGGTGTTACTCTTTCATCTAGCGTTATATTCACCAGAGAAGCAGAGAACACGCAGACTTGGTCGATCAACACGGGAGTCAACACGACTTACAAGTTGAACGAATTGTCTGGTGGTAACAGTGCTCTTCAAGGATGGTGGGTTGACCCGTTAAGAAACTTTGATCTAACAGCGGCAGATGTCGCTCCAACAGAGTCGTCTGGGTATGTGACGATGACAATCACTGTTGGACCTTGAGAAATACACTTGAGGTACGTTCAATAGGCGTTTAAGATACATACATAAAGCGTGGTTGCTTTTTTGGATTTGCTCGCAAGAGCATGTAACAAACTCATGGAGGATTTCTCGTGGCTAACGTAATTTCAGCACTTCTCACGAACACAGGCCGGGCTGCTCTTGCTAGATCTTTTGGCGGACCAACTGGCTCTTTTTCTTGGTCTTATGGTCAGTATTTCAAAATTGGCGTTGCTATGCACACGCAAGATGTCAGCGGACAGGATCAACCGATTGCTCCTAGTGCTGCATTCACCGATGTTCAGTCGATCGCTTCGGGCGTGTTTTACTATCGCAAGACATTCCAAAGCGCCGACATTCTTTTCATCAGCACTGCAACGATTCAGTTCCGTTGTTTCCTGGATCTCCTCGAAGCAAACGGCGTTGTTGGGTCTGAGCCAGATACCGGCGCTGGTGTTAATGGCCCTAAGAACTCATCTTCTTTGGGCGGAAACGCTCCCGTGTTCTATGAACTCGGAATTTTCGATCCACAAGATGTCATGGTTGCTTATGGAACGTTTCCTGGCGAAACAAAGCTGAACACAAAGACTCTTAACCACCTGGTGAATATCAACTTCTAATCGTTGATTGAAGCGGGTGTTTCTGTAGAATTAGAAACACCTATGTTTAACTTGTGGAAGCCCTAATCCTATTTAGGGAGGTGGAGTAACTGTGGCCATTTACAGCACGACCAGTATCGATTACGAATACATTAAAGTTCGCTGGCAAGAGCCCTATGTGTCGAATGCACTGAACAGGAAAATGTTCGGTCTTCTTCCCAAGGGTATCTACAGCGGATTTGTAATCGGCGCTGGCGGTCTGAGCACTCGCGACATCCAAATTACTACTGGCTCAGTCAGTGGTGGTCTTGGAACCGGTCTCACGGGTGGATATGTCTCCGGTAATTTCGATGAAACAACGTCGTACTCGATCGCGATTCATCAAAATAGTTCTGGCTGGTCAACGACTGTGTCGATGCCCCCCGGATCTCTTCCAGCTCACCTCGATGCGACAGGGCAAAACGGAAACCGCGTCTATGCGGTTATCGATGTAAACTACAATCTCAACCAAGCGACGACTGCGAATTTTCTCTTGGTCAACAGTACTCAGATTGATCAAAATCCGAGCTACATTGTTATTGGTTACTGCGACGTTCCTTCAAATCCAGGCACACCACTTGATGCGTCGATGTTTGGGTATAACGACTCGAACTATCCTCGCCTCACACCTCTTGCGACCCCACAGAAGGCAGGCTTCATGCCTACTTCTGTGTGGTCACAATTGAACCAATTCTTTCTCTGGGAAAGCCTGTGCTTGTCTGAGCGTGACCCGAATGACAACAATGTCATTCAGATCTACCCTTCACAGAAGGTGAACTCGGTTAACAACAAGAGAGTTTACACCTACATCTTGGCGAATATTGCGTCCAAGTTTCCCCGCAGCTCTGCCGGGCTTTATGCCGGTGGCGTAGCGAATGATCAGCTCACCAAGCTGAATATCACGACAGGTGTCATCTCCGGCGCTCACGCGATCACCGGAAATACAACCTTCGCAATCCCCTCGGTCAACGGAGTCGCAAGCTCCTTCCAAGTGGGTATCGTTGCTCTCGATAGCGGCGACAACATCAACGTCACCTACGGATCTGTTTACGCAAGCTCCGCTTTAGCCCTCCTTGATGACAACCTTCCGGTTGTTGGGAAGAGCTTGATGCAGATCTGCCTGTTCTTGGTTCAAACCAACGCAGGCGGCGTGATTCAGCCTCTGGGCGCTTCTTCGATTTATGATCGTCGCCCGTTCTTGAACGTCGGTGGCGGTGCAAGTGGTGGTGCCGGATCCCTCCTGGTTCAGTACCTCTCTGACTTCGAAAACTCGATTTACTCTTTCGATCTTCCTTACGACTTCTCCACGGATGCATCGACACTCCTGGACACGGTCAACTCCACTGGCGCTTACGATCTCGTCAACAGCGTATTCAGCCTGAGTGCCGCTGCTCGGACGATGATCACCCTTAATCTTCTTTCGACCGACTTCCTGAACAATGAGCAGGATCTTACGGACGCCGCTCTTCAAGTCTCCTGGCTCTCCGGAAGCGTCGATACTGCTGCAACTTATCAGCTCTCTCGCGATGGCGGCATCAGCTATCAGACCGTGACAATGACTCAGTTGTCAGAAAGCACTGACTTCACCGGTCGCCTGATCTTCACCGATACCGATACTCTCTCTACTCTTTCGACTTACGTCTCTGGGAACATCGATTCCACTCAGCCGTTTGACAACGCTTCCAATCAGCAGCTTGCTCAGGTCTTCACGATCTCGGGTGAGTCCGTGTTCAAGCAAGCAGAAATTCAAGTCAACAAGGTTGGATCTCCTGGTGGTTCTTTGACCCTCCAGTTGGTTCGTGACTCGGCTGGATCCCCATCGTCTGTTGCAACTGACATCGTCTCTGTCAGCTCTCCAATCGCGATCTCTGGCCTCTCGGCTGGTGTGAACGTGATTCAAGCAACCCTCCCGACCACAGTCCTGAAGGCCGGGACCTATCACCTGGTTATGGTTGTGGATGCTACCTACAAGGCTTCATGGGTCAGTACAACGACCGAGCTTCAACTTCGGACGGATGCTTCTGCTCCTTCGATCTCTGTTGCAAAGCAGTACAACGGAACCACTTGGACCGCACTCACCACTGAGTCAGCCTCTTACGTTCTCCGTGGTCGCTCGATGGATCTTCGCCTGAAGATCACGTCTTCTACCGCATCGAAGCTCTCAGGCTTCAATGTCATGTACTCTCCGGACGCTTCTGTGATCGTTCCTCAGCAGCAACAGCAGACGATCGTCTTCGCCGGAAGCACGAACCCAAGTTCCTTCACGCTAACGAACTTTGCTCCAAACGCAAACACGCTCAAAGTTTACGAAGCAGATACCGGAAAAGTATTCGTCTACCCAGCCTTCAGCTTAAACGGTCAGGTCATCACCTTTCCGACCAACACTTTCAATCTTCCTGGTCAAACAGTCACTCTCGTTTTTGACCAAACTCAGGGTGGAGTGGTGGATCAGAGCGGTGCAAACGCAACGAACATCGCCACTCAGACCGCACAACTCACAGCCTTGGGGTCTCAGCTCGATGACTTGAAACGTGTGTCGCTTTCAATGATCAACGTCCCCAATACAACGATCGTTGGACGGGCGCAGATTCCTGATCTGTCCAATGATCTAGCAGTTCGGATGGGAATTGATAGATTTCAAGGATTTTCCCTTGTTCCTATTCAAAATGAGTTTGGTCCCGCCGGTCAGCCAGTATTCGGCGCTCTGAATGATGATCGTGGACTGGTTCGTTTCGTTGGAAATTGGGCACAGTTTAACTCTACAGGTGGTGGCAATCGACCAGAGAGCCAGACCAATGGGGATTACTGCGAGATCACGTTCTACGGAACCGGATTGAATCTTCTGATTGCTGCTACTAACTTTGACACTTCTGCAACTTATGCCGTAGATGGGGGGTCTGCTGTTTCTTTCGGAGTCCCCGGAACAGCTTCAGGAGTTATAGCTGGCAGATTGTACAACCAAAATCAGGTTTTCACCGCTGCCGGATTACAAGGTCTGGCTCTTGGCATCCACACCGTCAAGATAACTTCGGTTGCGAACGTAATGGATATTTTTGGGTATGAAGTCGTAAGTTCGTCTTCAACCATTAAGATTCAGCCAGGTACTTACTACGCTAACTCGAAAGCAATGGTGCTCGCATCTCAGCAGTCCATTGTTCACAATACCACTTTCGAGTCTGGCACTCTCGGGTCTCGCGGTGGTCGTGTTAGCGTTTATCTTAAGTCTGACGGGACCATTGGCAAGGCTGTTCAACCCACAAACGCATCACAGTTAAATTTAACTTC